CGGGTGGCGCAGACGGTGTGGACGGCGGCTACGGCCACCCCGGACAGGTGAACACGGGCGGCGGCGCAGGCGGTTCAGGCGGCGGCAATGATTCCACAGGAGTCAAGGGCGGTGCTGCCGCGGCTGGCGGAAGCGGCATTGTAATTTTACGTGGAACACAAGAAGACCCACTACCAGTATTTTTCAACAACACACAAGTTGCTGAAATTTATTTTAATGGTACATTAGTAAAAAATCTTTATTTTAATGGCACTAAAATTTATTAAGGGAAGGAGGAATACTCTATGTCCCTAAGAAATAAAATTGACAGCATCCTTGAGGGTGCTGCTATTACTCTACTTTCTATGACTAAAGGAGGAATTATAATGATGGCTATGTTTTTTGCTCAACGCGTAATTCTTGGTAAGACTGCATACAAGGACGTCCCCGCAAAGCTGAAGCCACAGGTCAAGGAGCTGCTTGAAGACTCTGGCCTAGGTGACCTAGCAGTAGAATAAGGAGGAATGGGGAGGTAAAACTCCCCATTTCATTTTTATGAAGAAAACAATAGATAAACTAAATAAATGGATTGACAGAATTGATAAGGAAGCTGACGCTGACGATAATATTTTTCGCGCAATGAATGGTTTTGATTTTTCATTATTTGTGCAAAATTTATTAATAGAAGATGGGCACTATGTATGTGATATTGGTAATTGGAAGAATGTTAATTATGCTTGTGCTTGTCATCTTCTCAATCAAATAGAAAAACATCCACTTATTTGGAAATTATTCTTTAGAATATGACAATCGAAGAAAAAATCAAAATAATAGAAAGTGGGCATTTACCTCCACTTGACTACAAAATTGATGAACAAGAAGTTGAAGAAAAATATAAAAAAATTCAACTTATTGAGAATAATAAATTACCGCCATTAGAATCGTAAATCAATAAAATTATAAGGAGGGCATATGTCTAAATATTCTAAGCTAACTTTTATTGATGGTTCCTTACTTACTGCAGAAATGATGAATCAATTAAGTGATAATATTGAATATGCATTAGAAACTCCTCCTAATGAGTTAAATGTAAATGGTAAGACTCCAGATAATACAAAGACAATTAAATTAACCGCTGCTGACGTTGTTTGCACATAACTTAATATGATTGATAGGATGATGTTTCATATGGCACTACCAGCATTAAACCCAGAACTCGATTCAATATCCTTTAAGCCTACAAATGTATACATAATACCGGAGTATTTGACACCAGAGTATTTTGAATTTTATAAAAGATATATACCACCCAAACAAGCTAATATAATATCTTATGATTCAATTCAAGCTAGTGTCACCTGCGCCAATGATATACGACAATGTAATACAAATCAGACCAGAACTAAAAATCGACAAAGACATATAAAAAGAAAAAATATAGCTAGCATAGAAGTTGTTGTGCTTATTTTTTCATTTCTGTGTCTAAATGGTATGTTCTTCTGGTTATCCATTTTCAAATTGTTTATTCACTGACAGTTAAAGTTATGCGATAACTACAAGCCAGATGGATTTTTGAATCGAATAAAAACGCTTATATATTATTAGTATAGCAGGTTTTATTTTATGATCACAATTCAATTAACTCGAAAATCAAACTTAGAAAGAACCAAAGGCAAAAATCCAATAACACTAGAACTATCATCTTATGCTTATTTCTGTGCGATAATAGAAATAGGTAGCAATGTACCACAAGAAGCTTTTATAGCTCAATACATATGTTCATATACATTAGGTTACTATTATGCTTCTAAAAGAAAAACCATTACAGATGAAAGTACCAAATATCAAGCATTAGTATTACCAGAAAATTGGGAAACTTTCTCCTTGAATAATAATTCTAATTGGACGCATAGTATTCTAACTTACAATGGTAAATGTATTGATACTCCTGTGTTTTCTAAAAATAATGGCGGGCAAACCATCTCAAGCAAAGAGCGGTGGGGTGGAGAACGTGCGTATCTTATCTCACAAAAAGATGAATATGATTCTCCTCTTCGTCATGGTCACGGAGTAGGACTAAGCCAATTAGGTGCTATTGCTCGCGCGAAAGATGGGTATTCATATCAGAATATTCTTGCTTTTTACTTTCCTGGTACACAAATCATTTGCGTAGGAGGTGATAATATGTCAAATAAAATTCATAGTACAGACTTAATCAATGAATTTGAACAAATGTATAGTCCAACTCCGTGGGCTTATGAATGGGGCGCAGCTAGAGAGGGTTGTGTTGATTGTTCTGGTGCTTTTGTACATGCTTATAAAAAACTAGGCAATTTATATATCCCTCATTCTTCTAATGCTATTGCGCGTCAAAACTGTGGTGCATTACAAGAAAATACGACTAATATGGCTCCAAAAGGTTGGGCGGCTTTCAAATGGAGAGAGCAAACTGATCCAAATCTACTAGAGAAATATGGTAAAGATGACTACTACCATATTGGCTTAATAGATAAAACTGGTCAATATGTATTAAATGCAAAAGGAACTAAATATGGTTTCTGCCGTGATAGACTGGATAAGAGCTGGCAATATATTGCACCTCTTACAGCAGTTATTTATGATGAAATAGATAATGTACTTGACGCAAAATATATTGCTAGAGTAACTACTGAATCAACTCCACTTCGAGTACGCGCTACACCTTCCAATGACGGGACACAAATTGGTAAGCTACCAAAAGGCACATTAGTAGATGTGTATGATGACACTATTCCAGAATGGTGGAAAGTTGGTTATGATGGACTAATTGGTTACGCAGCTTCAGCTTATTTGACTAAGATTGGTACAGTAGATGGGTCTGACGATGAAGAAGAAACGCCTGAATTCCCAGAACCATCTTCTGATTATGTGACTATTAGTCTAACAAAAGACATAGCTTATGAGCTATTTGAAATCTTACATAATGCTTTAGGTAATGACTAAAGGAGGCTTATTATGAACGACTTTTTCTCTTGGGAAATGCTAGCGACTTTCGCTGGTTGTACAGCAGGTACTTCTATTCTTACTCAGTTTGTAAAGAATGTACCATTTTTAAAAAATGTAAATAATCAAATTATTTCCTATGTTTTCGCGCTACTAATTATGATTCTCACAGGTGTTTTTGGTGGAACTTTTACAGCGGAAGCTCTATCTCTTGATATTGTAAACGCTGTGATTGTGTCTCTCGCAGCCAATGGTGCTTACGACGCCGCCACGAACCTACTACCCTCCGGTAAACAGGAATAATTTTTGCCCCTCCTAATTTTAGGAGGGGCGTTTTCTTGCATTTTTAGGAAATTTTTGGTATAATAGAGTTATAAGAAAGGAGAAGGATAAAACTTATGAATAAGTTGTTCTGTGCTTATCAATATAAAGAAGAGGATAGGGATGAAATGGAACGTACAAAATATATTTGTACAATTTATAATAAAGAATGTCCTTATAATAAGCCCATAAAAGCAGAACGTAAATGTCAAGACTATGAAGAACGATAATCAGATTGAAGGTGCGGCCATTGAGCAGATAATATAATACAAAAGAAAAGGAGAAGAGAATGAATAAAATAATCTAAAAGAAGGGAAATAATTATGAAAAACGAAATTGAGGATAGAAAAGAATTTTATGATTTGCTAGAACATGTCTTTTGGGCTGCACAAGGTGAAGGATGCCGTTTTAAGAGATGTAGTACCTACTGGGAAGATGATGGTGAATACTGTAAAGGATGCAATTTATATTGTACCAATCCTGATGATAGTCATTCTTGTATTGCTGCCTTAATCAATCACTATCTTAGTAACAATTTACCCGAAGAAAGGAACGAAGAAGATGAATATTGAAATTTGGACTGACGGCGCGACTAGTAAAAATGGAACGGCGGAAGCAACTGGTGGTTATGGATTTGTAATTTTTTTTGAAAACGATGAAGTACCATACTATTGCTATGGCCCGGTTACTGGAAGTAAAGTAACCAATAATGTTTGTGAACTTAGCGCGGTTATGCTGGCTTTGAATTTATTGGAAGTTACAGGTCTTGGCCGCGATCATCACATTATTGTTCATACTGATAGTGCTTATATTGCTAATTGCTTTAAAGACAAATGGTATGTAAACTGGGAAGCTAATGGATGGGTGAATAGTAAGAAAAAGCCAGTGGAAAATCGAGGACTTTGGGAACAAATTCTTTTGCTTTATCGCGCAATGGACGTAGAAATTGTAAAAACAAAAGGTCATGCGAATGATAAGTATAATAATCTAGTAGATGAACTTGCACGAAAAGGTGCGAAAGGTTTGGCTTATGAAGCTGAAAAGAACAATGATAATGGTATTCCGCTTATTACCTCTGTCATTGAAAAATTAAAATCTGTCTTTGTAAGGAGCTAAATATGAGTATTATAAATTGTGGAATTGCGTTCGACAGTATTTCTCCTATGTATAAACGTCCACCACAAACCTGTTGGAATTGCGGGCGTGTCTTTAGACCTGACGAACGTTTTGTTATTACTTATGATAATTCTGTCTCAGTTTGTATATGTCCATTCTGCAATACAGTTCTTATTTGTGAAGGAGAACCAAATGAATAAAGATATTCCTATTGTATATTTCCGTCCATGTGATTATTGTGTTGCCTGTCATGGAGACCTAAAAATTAATGACATTTTTGTTATTATTTATAGTTCTGAAGGCAAACCACTCCGCGCTTGTCCTAGATGCGGTTCTAATATGTATTATGAGGTGTGGCCGATTGATTACTAATTTAGATGTGCAAGAATATAAAGACATTCTTTCTACTATTGATTTATGTAAGGAAGGTGTCACTGTTACTCATTCAGTCACTGGCGCACCAGGAGAACCTGATTACAGAAAAGAAGAAAACGTTTATATCAATAATGAAAAGTGTTTATGGGCTGTAATTGACGAAGATGAAAATGGAGTGATTCGATATAATTATTATCTAACTGCTCCTATTCCTCCTGAATATCAGACAGAAGCACCTTTTGTTGCTACACTAGAAGTGAATGGCTGGGACAATTTAAAAAATGTATTAGTCGCCGCGGGCGTAGCAAAATAATTTTCATTTTGTAATAAAATTATTATGCCAAATATTTGACTTTTTTCAAAATTTATGGTATAATATAAAATGTAAAGTAAGAAAAGAATATAAAATCTGAAAAGCCTTTAGTTATCTAAAGGCTTTTTGGAGTATAATTATATATTTCCAGAAATTTGACGATTCAATTTCTGGCGGGTGGCCGACCGTTATAAGCTAATCGGGCAAAAGCTTGAGCTTGCGCAAGTCTAAGTAGCCAGTCTTAGAGCACAAGAAATTCGGTGAAGTACCGTGGTGAGCCGTAACACCTATAACGTAAAAGGTACACATCAGCCGCTGCTATAAAGTGATGTCGGTTACAGTAGATAGCCGCGTGGTCTTTTTAGTGTACTCAAAATTTTCACGTGGTTGATACAAGCTAAATAACTGTCAATTTTAGTAGTTACGCTTTTCTGCTACTACGGGTAAGTGATACGCTAAAATAATAATTAGCAATCAAAGGAGTAAGCAACCGCTTGCTCCTTTTCTTTTTATCTACAAATCGTCAATCTTCGTACCACGCGAAGTAAAACTCCGAAGAGGAGACAGAAATGTATTGTTGGGGTTGGGGCCGGAGAGCAGCAAGTTGGCTGGAGCGCTTGCTAGAGTAAAACATGGATGTTCTACTTTCTTCCCTTCTTGGGAAGGCGAACAGTTTATATAAAGGACTTAATATATCCAAATAAAAGTGATAGGAAAATAAAAAATAAAGTAAATAAATAATAAATAATAAAAGTAAAATAAATAAAATAATTATTATTTATTTGCTTATAAAGTTTTTATAAACTAATTGCGTGAGAAGGAGTAATAAAAATGAAAAAAGAAAGACAGCAACAAATTGCCAAAAAGGTAAAATTGTGGTATGATATGAATGTAAGGTATAGAAATGAAGATATTTCTGCCTTCAAAGCTGCTGAAAATCTTGTTGATATTCTTCAAACTGTATATGAAGGGGAAGAATTGAATTTTGCTTATGATTATATGAACGATATTATGAGAAAGGAGATTGAGAATGGATAAAGAAGTATATGATTGGCGAAGGAAACATCCTAAATGTATTTATTGTAAATATTATAGAGTAAGACGAGTTGGAATAGAAGAAACTATTATAGAAGAATGTATTGCAAAAGACAAAATGATTATTTCTAGTTCTATTCCTCGTTGGTTTTGTGATCTATATAAAGTGAAGGAGTAATAAATGAAAATCATAGCACTTAGTGGTAAAGCTGAAAGTGGTAAAAATTATTATGCTAGAAATATAAAAACTTATATTGAGCATTCTTTCAATGAGAAAGTGTGCCTAATTGCTTTTGCTGATGTGTTAAAATATACTTGTAAAACTTATTTTGGCTGGAATGGCGAAAAAGATGAGAAGGGTCGTAAATTATTACAAGAAGTAGGTACTGAATTGCGTGAAAAGAATGCCCCTGATATTTGGGCTAATATTACCTGTGAGCTTATTAGGCTTATGAGTACTAAATATAAATGGTTCATTATTACTGATGTACGTTTTGAACGAGAACTTCTCGCATTAAAGCTTCATTTTACAGAAGTTTACCCAGTTAGAATTGAACGTTATGCGGTAAATATTGATTATTTTGAAGATGATCCGTACAGAGGTAGTTATGCTATCAAGCCTTATATCAATCACCTAACAGAAGAACAGCGTAATCATAGTAGTGAAACAGAACTTGACAATTATAAAAATTGGTATGAAGTTATTTATAATTATACTACGGCTACTTACAACGATGATATTGACTGTTCAGCTACTGAACCAATGTATGACGTCTTTAAGCTAATCAATCGCATTAGAAAGGAGTCTACTGATGAATCTATTTGACATTGAGCGTGAAAAGTATTGGGCGCCGCCAGTAAGCTACGATCGACAAAAAATCAAGCAGTTATCTCAAACTCTTATTAGTAGCGGCAATTACATTTGCTCTGAAAAAAAAGATGGTAACTGGGCGGTTTATATTCAGCAGGATGGAGAAATTCAAATTCAAACTCGCGGCATTAGTAAGGTGACAGGTACATATACTGATATTAAAGCTAAAGTTCCGCTAGTAGCTGAATATATGCACAAACTTATGGGTGAAGGGAACTGCTTTGTAATTGGGGAGCTTTATTATCCGAGCGGCTGTGACCATGATGTTGGCTCTATTCTACGCTGTCTACCTAAGAAAGCCGTTGAACGACAAAAAGATAGCCCACTACGTTTTTATATCTTTGATGCGTGGATGATTGATAATTATTCTCTTATGGATACTTATATGGAACAACGCATTGAAAAACTTTATGCTTGGCTAAAGTCGCATGGTATTGATTCTTATTCTTCTATTATTGAAATGGCACGCTATTATGAAGCTAAAAATGCAAACAAGTTGCTAGCTGATGTACTAGCTCGTGGCGGTGAAGGCGTAGTCTTGCAGCGTAAAGATGGTAAACCTGAACCTGGAAAACGTCCTGCCCGTAAGAGTATGAAATTGAAAAAAGAACTCACACAAGATATTGATGTTGTGTGTATGGGGCTGAATCCTCCTACTCGTAATTATACAGGAAAAGATGTAGAGAATTGGACGTATTGGGAAGATACTAAGTATGGAACTAAATATAATGAAAATCTTTATCACAACTATATTACGGGAAATTCCTGCTTGGAGCCTGTCACTAAAAATTATTTCTATGGTATTCCCGGAAGTATTTCCTGCGGAGCTTATAGAGATAATAAATTAGTAAAAATTTGTGATTTAGCCGGTATTCCTGATGAAGTCAAATTCAGTATGCGTGATAATCCTAATGAATGGATTGGCCATCCACTTCGTATTACAGGAATGGAGAGTACAGATGATTTTAGTATCCGTCATCCTAAGCTAATTGGATTTAGAGACGATATTCCTGTCGAGGACTGTACTTGGGAGAAAATTTTTGGTTGAGCCGCAGAAAGTCAAGTGTAATGCTTGACTTTTTTCTTTTTATATGGTATAATAAGATATAAAGATAAGAAAGGAATGATTTTATGACCTTTTATTCTCTTGAGGATGCACAACGGGAAATGCCCATTGGACGTTGTTCAACTCATTGGTCAACAATTATTGAGACACGATACGCGCATAATAAGGCTGATCTTGAACTTCTCAAGAAAACATATGATAGTGTAGAACCTAAAACTACGCGGGAAATTTATCCTGCATATTTTACTTGTACCAAGCGAATTGAAATTGAAGATTATAAAGTGGATGGTTATATTTATGATGGTGTAGCTTGGTATCCTGTGCAGAAGGAAGAAAATTATAATTATGAAGTGTTTTGTTGGAAGCCAATTAAAGAGGAGAATGACTAATGTATTATTGCGATATCAATTCTTATTGTGCAGGTCAAATTGTACAATGTATAATGAATAATTTGTCTAAGAAAACTAAGTTTTGTTATGATTTATCTTATGACCACAAAAATGGATGGAGAGAAGACCAAGACGTTTACGAACTTGATGCTATTATGGAAATTGTAGCTGAGAAGTTACATGGTTATTTGACGCGTGAAGTTCATATTAGTTGTGAGTATCTTCCTTTCGGCTGGCAGATTGTTGTAGAGGTAGGGGATTAATATGAATTATGAGGATGATTTTAATAAATTATTTGTTGGAAAAGATGTTACTTCTGACACTTTAAAAAAGGCAGCCGAGTTATATGTAAAGAAAATTAAAACAAGAACGATTGATGGGTTATTAAATATACCTGTGTTTGGTCTTGCAATTCCATGCAACCATGACAAGAAAAACGAATGTAACATTGGTTTATTTATGGAATTTCTAAAAGAAGAACTTAATAAGTATTATAAAGAATGGCTTACTTCCATTACTTGTAAATATAGACAATACCATTGGGAAATTATAGTTGAAATTCATAAAGGAGTCCCAGAAATATGAGCTATGATGCCAATTCTATTGAAAGCTTGAGTTTTCGCGATGGAGTGCGTCGCCGCATCAATATGTATCTCGGTAGTAATGATATTGAAGGTACTTATCAAGCTCTCAAAGAAATTATCAACAATAGCACAGATGAAGCACTCGCAGGTTATGGTGATAAAATTATTATCACGGTAGATGAAAAGACTAATGAAATTTCTGTTGAAGATTTTGGGCGTGGTGTACCTTTTCTTGTAAAAGAGGATGGTACAAATGTCTTAGTTGACATTTATACCAAAGCTCATACAGGTGGCAAGTTCAATCACGACAGTTACAAGAACGCAAGCGGCCTTAATGGATGTGGCGGCGGCTGTGTATGTCTTTCATCTAAAAAGTTTATTGTTATCAGTACCCGTGATGGCAAGCGCGCAACCGCCATTTTTGAAAAAGGCAATAATATTTCTTATAAGGAAGAAAAGGCCGATAAGAAAAAGCATGGCACTCTAGTTTGCTTTATTCCTGATAAGGAAGTTTTCTCAGAGGGAGATATTGGCTATTCTTACAATAGAATTTGTCAAGAAATCAAGGATATTTCTTATCTTTATCCGGGGCTTACTTTTGTAATTGAAAATAAGAATACTGGTACTAAAGAAAATTATTGCGCTAAAAGTGGTATTGCAGATTTTGTAAAAGATAATGTAGAGAAACCATTGCATCAACATATTATTTACATTCCTAATATTACTGATGGTCAAGATACTGTGGAAGTTGCTTTTCAGTGGGGTTGCAAAAAAGAAAGAAGTTATGTATTTGTAAATGGTCTTCGTTGTCCAGAGGGTGGCGCTCCTATCACTGGCGCGAAGACAGCAATTACGAAGACCTTCAATTCTCTTTCTAATGGTGATTATGATGGTGATAAAATTAGAGAGAATTTATTCTATGTTATAAATTGTAAGGTAACTAATCCAAGCTTTGCTAATCAAACTAAAACAAAAATTAACAATGCTAATCTACGCACTTTAGCTTCTAAGGCTTTTACTGAAGGACTAAAGAAAATGCAGTCTAGTTATCCAAAAGAATTTGCCAGCATTGTGGCTCTAATGGATAAAGTAACAAAAGCCGAACGCGCCGCGGAGAGAGCAAGGGATGCTATTCTTAATCATGAAAAAGAAGCCGCGGCTGCAACTAAAAAGAAAATTGTTAGTACAAATAAACTACGTGATGCTAAAAAGTTAGGGCAGGATAGTATTCTGCTTGCCGTAGAAGGTTTGAGTGCCGGTGGTTCTATGTCTATCGGACGAGACCCAAGCAAATATGGTATCTTTCTTATGAGAGGTAAGGGAATAAATTGCTATACTAACTCTATCGAGGATGTATTAGCTAATGAAGAAATAAAAATTCTATTGCAGGCTTTAGGTATTGTTTATGGTAAAACATATAATTCATCTAAGCTACGTTATGGTAAGCTGGCCATTGCGAGTGATGCGGATGCTGATGGAGCAAATATTGGACTTCTACTTATGGTTGCATTACAAGTGCTTTGTCCACAATTTATCCAAGAAGGACGACTCTATTGGCTAAAATCTCCACTTTATATTGTTGACAAAAATGGAAAAAGGGAGTATTATTATACAGAAGAAGAGTTCCGTAATCGCAAAGAAAACGGAGGAGTTATCACGCGTGTCAAAGGTTTGGGACAACTTGCTAAGCGTGATCTGAAAGATAGTATGTTCAATCCACAGTGGCAACATTTAGAGCAGCTAATTCCTGATGAAGAATCGACTGAAACTCTTGAGCAACTAATGGGTGATGATGTAAAACCACGAAAAGAATTTGTGACTAATAATATTGATTTTGGAGAGTTTGTATATGGTTAATAAAGTAAATCTTACTCAAACTATCAAAGATGGTTTTACTCGTTATGCAGGAACCGTTATTCTTGATAGAGCCATTTGTGATGTTCGAGATATGCTGAAACCCGCGGCGCGCATGTTGATTTATTCACAGCTAAAAGTCACAAAAAATGTTTATAATAAGCCTTTTGTAAAGTCGGCACGAGTAGTAGGTGACTGCCTGGGAAATTTCTATACCCATGGTGATGCATCTTGTTATGGTACTTATTGCCGAATGGCTAAACCTTTTGCAATGAGATATCCATTGGAGGAAAGCCAAGGCAACATGGGCACTATTATTACAACAGGTGATGAAGCAGCTTCTCGTTATACTGAGCTTCGACTAAGCAAAACAGCTTCTTATATTTATGATGGACTTGAAAAAAATACCATTGAAAAATGGAATCCTAATTTTGATGATACTACATTTTTTCCTACGGTAATGCCATCCATTGGCTTTTATAATATTGTTAATGGTACAACAGGCATTGGCGTGTCACTAAGTAGTAGCGTGCCTCAGTTCAATATCAAAGAAGTAAATAATAGCATTATCAAATTGATCCAAAATCCAAAAGTATCTGATGAAGAAATCATCTGTCTTCCTGATTTTGCTACCGGCGCAACTCTGTTGAATCGTGATGAAGTAATTGAGTCTCTAAAGCAAGGTAAGGGAAAAGCCTGCCGTTTACGCGCGACTATGGCTTATCAGCCATCTACTAATTCTATTGAAGTAACAGAAATGCCGTATGGTGTTTACACTTCTACTGTAACGGAGCAGATTAAAGAGTTAGTGGATGAAGATGAGAATTACGGTGTGGAAAAAATTGATGACACTTCAGGCTTAGTCCCGCATTATTCTATTATTCTTTCTAAGGGCGTCAATCCTCAGAAAATGATAAAAAAGCTATGTAAAGATACTTCTTTGGAGAATCATTTCACTATCAATATGGTAATGTTGAGAGAAGGGAGATATCCAGAAGTATTTAGTTTTAGGCGCGCATTGGAAGAATATCTTACTCATGCTTCTTCTTGTTTCCGTAAAGAGTATGAATATGATCTTAGTATTCTTAAAGCTCGTGAAGAAATTCTAAAAGGTTTACTCTTGGCTATCGCCAATATTGATGAAGTAGTTAGTATCATTCGTTCATCTTCTAGTTCTTCTGATGCAACAGCTAAACTAATTACGCGCTTTAGTTTCACTCAGAATCAAGTAAAAGCTATTCTTGATATGAAACTACAACGACTAATTAGATTAGAAGGTATCAAGATTGAAGATGAACTAAAATCTAATCAGAAGTCTCAAAACTCTATCAATGAGGTTTTGACTAATAAGGATAAGTTCAATTCTGAACTAATCAAAATCTTTCAAAAGGTCGCTGACGAATTTGGTGATACTCGTCGCACAAAAGTAATCAATGAAGTTGAGGGAATGGAAAAAGAATCAGTACAAGAAATTCCTCTATATGTCTATCAGCTTTCTACTGGTGAATTAGCTATTCGCGCGAAAAGTACAAGCCGATTTCCCAAAGCTGACATTCTAAACCAATTTGAAACTACAAATTTTGGCAATTTGTATTACTTTACAAAAGACGGAAAATGTGGTAAAATAAGTTTACAAGATAAAGAAATTGGAAAAAATTATCCGATTGACAAAGATGTAGTAACTGTTATGGAGCCGAATACGATTACAAGTTCCAAATATCTTGTATTCTTTACTAAGAAAGGAATGGTAAAGAAGTCGTTAGTTACCGAATATAATATGCACAGTAAGAAAACAACGGCAATAAAACTAAAAGACGATGATGAAGTAGTTTCTGTAATTCTAACAGGTGATGAATCTGTACTAAACTATCGTATTACTTCTCAAAAACGTATCTTGTATTTTAGCGCAGAATGTGTAAATTCTACTGGTCGTGCTACAATGGGTGTAAAGGGAATTAGTCTAAAAGATGATGATGAAGTTGTTTCTGGTGAAGCAATACTAAAGAATGAATTACTGGATTGTGCTTGCAGTATTCGCGCCGGTGTTGGGACTTGTCGATGAAAAATGTAAAGTAAAATAATAATAATCCTACATAATATTGAATTACCCTCTGTGGAAGCAGAAGGATTAATAAAAAGTAGAATAAAATCTACAAAAGGAGTATTTATGAAGAGAAATAAAAGCTATGACCCAGATGATATTGATACACTAATTGAAAATTATACAGACCCTTGTCTGTATCAATACTATGATAGTCTGCTTCGTCATCGTACTATTATTTTCAATAGTGAAGTAGGTAATGATATTGTTGAAACTGTCATTATTCCACTAATGAATTTTGAAAAGGATGATAATACTGAACCAGTCACTCTTATTCTGAATACTCCAGGAGGAAGTATTGATGATGGTCTTGTGCTTCTCAATGTAATTGATAATTATAAGAAGTCATTAAATATTATTGTCATGGGCTATGCTTGTTCAATGGGCAGTATTATTCTTTGTGCGGGTAGTAAGAATCCTAATGTAAAGCGTTACTGCCATAAGTTTAGTTATGGACTTATCCATGCAGGTTTTGTATTTCTTGGTGGTAGTACTTCTACTGTAAAGGATACAGTAAAATTTAATGAACGTGTTGAGAGTACTATCAAGAATTATATTCTTGAAAATACCAAAATTACAGAAGATGAATATCGCGAATCTGAGCGAAAAGAGTGGTATTTAACTGCTAATGATATGCTAGAAAAAGGAATGGTGGATGAGATTCTATGACACATTATTATCTTGACACAAGTATTTTGATGAACATTGATGATTTTAAAGCTCAAGCAGAAGACACATTTGAAGAATATGAAGAATATATCACTTACCACACTTTCCTTGAATTGGATGGGCTAAAGAAAAGTCAAATCCTAGAAAAACAACTTGCCGCGAGGAAAGCCTTTCGTCATATCAAAGAAAATGAAATTAGAATTATCATGCCTAGAAAAACAAATTTTATAAATAGATTAGCAATGAAGTTTTCACGAGATACTACCGACATGAAAATTATATATGATTGCTATTGGAATTATGTTGACCGTAAATTGACAGAACCTGCCGTGTTCTGTACTTATGATTATGGTCAGTATATTCTAATGAGAACGGTTTTGCTTGAAAAGCCGCTGGTAAGAGGAAAGTTCTCTGCACAACATTTTGTCACTCTCGCAGAACATAAGGAATCATTAGTTCCCTATTATGATGATATCACAGAAGGTAATGGTTGGGTTAAGAGTTCCGTTTTAGGAAAAGAAGCTTGCCTACTACAAAATCAGTATTGGATTGATGGTGAAACTGAAGAAATCAAACGTAATACTTCATTGCAAAATGAAGACTTCACTCCAATTAGCTACAAGCCAATTCACTCTCATTTTATGGGTGAAGTAAAACCGCGCAATCCTCAGCAAGAAATGTTGTTTGATTTACTTCAGAATCCAGATATTAAAGTAAAATTGGCGCTTGGCAAATTTGGAAGTGGTAAGTCGTTTGTTATGCTCGCTCATGCGATTGATTTAGTTCAGAGAGGAAAGTTTGATAAACTAATTTTTATTCGTAATACTATTTCAGTAAAGGACACGAAAGATATTGGAGCACTTCCAGGAGGACTATACGAAAAGCTTTGGCCATACCTTATGGCAGTAGCTGACCACGTTGGCGGCGAAGATGGTCTTATGCAACTTATTGATGACCATATTATTGAGCCAGTTCATCTTGGCTATCTGCGTGGCCGCGATTTCAAGCGTTGTATTATCTTTTGTGATGAATGTGAGCATTTAACTAAGCAGCATGTCCAACTTATTCTTGGTCGTGCGGCAGAAGGCTCAGAAGTATGGTTTGCTGGTGATCTAAAACAACGTGATAGCAAAGTTTTTGAAACTAATAGTGGCATTGTACGAATGCTAAAGAAACTGACCGGTAATCCACTATTTGGTACAGTAACTCTAGTAAAATCTGAACGTAGTGAAGTAGCTCAACTAGCTGACGAATTGGATTGAGGAAATAATAATGTATAATAAGCAATGGAAAGATGTGTTCAATGCGGCACTAACATTGAACTTCCAGATTCTTGAAAGAATTCAAGAAGTAGAAGAATATAATAAAGATGGCAAAATCACGCCTGAAAAAGATAACGTTTTGCGTGGCTTGTTTATTGATTTGCGTAAAAAGTTGATTACAGATGAAGAATTAACTTCTTCTGACATTCTTGTTCTTGGTATTGCAATGAATATTGCGCAAACAAACAATAAGAATAAGCTTGCAGCAATTCAAGCGGCAGTGAATCTTTATGATAATATAGCATTACCCGCTTTCAAAGAATTAGGTACTACCCCAACTTATGAGCAGTTTTGTGAAAAATTTGCTGACCCGATTGTTTGACAAAAATACAAAATTAGTGTATAATATATACATAAGGTTGAGGGAGAAAATAAATTCTTCAACTTATATAAATTATATGATGATGATATAACATCAAAGGAGAAAACACAACATGACTACTAATTCTCTCAATGTATTCGAGTTTCTAAAGAACCACCCAGGTGAGGAAATGACCAAGCAAGCTATCGCCGCCGAACTCTGTATTTCTGTTCAGGCTGTTACCGGTTCTATCAATGCACTAATCAAGAAGGGTCTAGCTACTGACCACACTGAGGAAGTTACTCTTGAGGATGGCAAGAAGCCAAAGACTGTTCACTACCATATGCTGACTGATGAAGGTCTTGCTTATGACCCAATCGCAGCTGAGGAAGCAGCTAAGGAAGCTAAGCTTCGTGCAAAGGAAGCTAAGGCTTGTGCGGCATGTAAGGTCGATTGATAATTATATAGGAGATGGGAAGTTCCCCTCTCCTTTATTTATTCTAATGGAAAGATAAAGTAAGTAAGAAAGAGGTATGAAGTTTATGGAAGAAATGAATCTAGCTCAGTCTAATAATGAAGTAGTTATCGAAGGTATTCTTTCCGAAGTTGACCTTGTGGAAGGTAAGACTCAGGATGGCCGCGAATACATTCGTGGCAACATTATTGTAGCTGTTGACCAAGAAGTAGAGAAGGTTCCTGAGCATGATGATGTTCGTGTTGATATGATTGCGATGAAGTACAAGACTGATGGTGGGCCAAATCCAGCTTTCAAGTCTATCAAAGATGTAATGAATCTTCGTCGTATTAGCACTGACGGTGAGGCTGCCGATCGTGTTCGTGTGCGGGGTTGCCGGATTGAAGAGAATGTCTTTGAGCCTGCGGGCAGCACTGACCGTGTATTTGGCTGGAAGATTAGTGGTAGCTTTGTAAGCAAGGTTACTGGTGAGTTCAAGCCAAAGGCCGTATTCAAGAATGAGATTTATCTTCGTAGCATTGAAGATGAAGTTGATTCTTCTGGTGAGGAAACTGGCCGTCTTATTCTAAAAGGCTTTAGCGTTGGTTACAAGAATCGTCTTGATATGCTAAAGTTTGCAGTTGGTCTGCCGAAGGCTGTTGATTTTATCAAGAAGAATTGGGATATTGACTCTAGCGTAAAGGTTGAGGGTTATATTCGTAATCGTTTTGTTGAAAAGTCTACCACTGATGAAATTGAGGACGGTTTTGGTGAAGCCATTGATTTTGGTGGTTCTGGTATTCAGCGTGAACTAGTTATTACTCGCGGTGGCCCGGTTGACCGTGGCTGGGAGGAAGATGACCTTCGTCGCGCCGCAGCAGCACGTGAAGAACGTATTGAGACTGAAATTGCAAAGGCAAAAGCTTCTCGCGCACGCAAGGCTAATGCAACAAGCGCTGCTAAGAAGGCTCCTCGTAGTTGGTAAGGAGGAAATAAAATATGGCAGATATTGATATTTTCTCTTTGAAGCCGCCAGAAATTTCTAGATCATTAAAGGGCAAGTACCTGCTGATTTACGGCGCACCAAAAATCGGAAAGACTTCATTTGCGTGCCAGTGTGACCGCGCTCTAGTTTGTGCTTTTGAGTTAGGTACAAATGCTATTCCTAATCAAACTATTCGTGTCCAGCCAATTCAGAAATGGTTAGATTTCAAGAAAGTTGTAAAGCAGCTTCATCAACCTCAAGCTAAAGAAAAGTTTGATACTGTTGTAATTGATACAATCGGTATTGCCGCTTCTACTTGCGAGACTTATGTTTGTCAGCAGCTTGGTGTTGAAACGTTAAAAGCTGCGGCCTGGGGTGCTGGTTATACAAAGTTTAAGAAAGAACTTTCTGAAACGCTGCGTGAAATTACAATGCTTGGCTTTGGACTTATTATTGTAGCCCATAGCAAAAACATTTCAACTGGTGAAGAGGATGCAGAGGGTAATACCATCTATAAGGTCGGCCCGGATATTCCTAATATGGCGGCCAATATTGTAAATGCTCTAGTAGACATTATTGGTTATATTGGTGTAGAGGATTATGACCCAGTTACGAAACGTGGTAATCGTTTTCTTTACACGACTGATAGTCCGACTATTACTGCCGGTAGTCGTTATGGTTATTTAGCTCCTCGTATCCCATTCGGTTATAAACAGCTTGTGGATGCGATTTCCGATGCGATTGATAAAGATATCGCGGAAAATGGTGGTCAGGCTACCAATGCTCTACCAAGTTATCTAACTAGTAAAGAAACTAAACGTGACTTTGCTGATGTAATGGAAGATGCGAAAATTGAGTTCGAGCGTCTAGTTGGCGAAGATAATCCTGATGCTGATACAAACTACGCTAAAATTCAAAAGATTATTGCCAATTATTTTGGCACTTCTGATTTCCGACTTAGCGAAGCCACAGAAGACCAACAGGATTTACTTGAAGCAGCTCTTGCTGACATGAAAGCTCTATAAATAAAAGGAGGACGAAAGTCCTCCTTTTTTATTGCAATTTTTTCAAAATTGTGGTATAATATAAAAAAGGAGTGAAGAAAATGAATACAAGAGCTGTGTGTGGAGAATGTGGGCATTATCTAGAAAAGCAAGATGGGGTATATGAAAAACCAAAATTTTATCATACTGCTTGCTATGAAGCGAAAATGAAAAGAAAAGAACTGTGTGATTACATTTGTAAAGTATTCAATCTTAAAGCACCAGGCCCCGCTAATTATAAAATGAGAAAAAATTTTCTTGAACGTGGCTATACTGATGAAGGTATTCTAAACACCCTTCGCTATATTTATGAAGTAAAGAAAATAAGTCCTAAAGGCGCAAATGAACGAATTGGATTAGTACCTACTTACTATTCTCAAGCGCAAGTATATTGGCGTCGTCAAGAAGAAATTGCACAACAAGCCGCGCGAACTATGAAAGAAGCAATAGAAAATGCGCAGAAAGAAGTGCTTGTTGTACAAAAGAAAACTATTCAAAAAGAAACTAAGCTTGTCAATCCTATGGATTGGTGGGAGGAGGAGGATTGAGTTAGTTGGCACTATCTGATAAAAATGCCATAATGAATATTATTGGCTGTTTGATTCAGAAGCCACTCCTCTTTGCCGAAATTGGTAATGAATTAAATGTTGATGATTTTGATACTAAGTTTAGTAAATCTATTTACAACGCTATTTATAATTTGTTTCAACTAGGCGCGGAAAAAATTACCATTGTTGACATAGATACATATCTGCAACAGTATAATGCTATCTATGCTAACTTCACGGCAGAAAATGGAATTGGCTATCTTCAAGACTGTTGTGATATTGCACAACCAGAAAATTTTACATATTATTTTACTAGAGTAAAAAAGTTTTCTGTATTGAGAAAACTAATAAAAAATGGAATTAGTGTGGATGACATTTATCCAGCTAATGATTTTGACCTAAAAAAACAAAAAGAAATGCTTGAAAATTTTGACTCTATGTCAATTCAAGACATTTTCAATGTTATAGCAAAACGTATATCTGGAATTGAATATGATTTCAATATTGGCAAAGTCCAGTCTGTCGCAGCAGATGAGAATATCAAAACATTGAAAGAAAATCTCAAACGCGCGCCGGAAATAGGAGCACCACTTCAAGGCGATTTATTCAATGTAATTGCTCGTGGCGCAAGAAAAGGCAAGTTCTATCTTTATTCTGCTGGTACTTCAGGTGGTAAGTCTCGTCGTATGATAGGAGATGCTTGCATGTTAGCTTATCCTTTTCGGTATGAAGAAGCTACCAAAGAATGGGTAAAAAGCGGTAATGAGGAAAAAACACTTATCATTACCACAGAGCTAGAAAAAGAAGAAGTACAGACTATTGTATTAGCCTATCTTAGTGGTGTAAATGAAGAAAAAATTCTAACTGGCACATATACTAAAGAAGAAGAACAGCGAGTGGATGATGCTATTGATTTAATGGAAGCACATCCCAATCTATTTATTGAGAGTATTCCAGACCCAACAATCAATCAGATTAGGACTGTTATAAAGAGACAAGTCGCTATGAATCAAGTAGAAAATGTAATTTACGATTATGTTTTCTCTAGTCCAAGCTTGCTCACAGAGTTTAGAGATTCAAAAATTCGCGAAGATGTTGTACTTACAATGTTATCTACCGCACTAAAAGATTTGGCAGTAGAATACCATCTTTTTGTTGAGAGCGCAACTCAGATATCTGGTGATTATGAAAACTTTGAAGGTATTAGAAATCAAACTCTTATTCGTGGTTCTAAAGGTATTGCGGATAAAATTGACTGCGGTACAATTATTTGTGTAGCTACTGATAAAGATAAAGCTAAACTACAATATGCTTGTCATATTAGTGGTATGCCTATGCCTACTCATGTAATGGATATTTACAAATTACGGCGCGGACGTTATAAAAATGTGCGTATCTGGGGACTATATGATTTAGGTACAGCTCGTTGGCAAGACTTATTTGTTACAGATGCAAACTACAATGTAATCAACATTGGCTCACCACGTATTATCTTTTCTGATGACACGATTGATTTTGAAGCTGAAAAAGAAATAAAACAAGTCACTGATGCAGGCGCTGCGAATAATCCACAAGAACTAACAAAAATAAAAGGAAAGAAGGATTCTTGGAACTATGGAGTATAATATTGGATTCTCCGATGGCGAAATTGAAACTGCCTTCTTAGATTCAAAAACAATAATCAATAGTTTACAACCTGAACAAATAAAAGAAATAGTAATGAGTTTAGGTGTAGATAGATATGAAGAAACTTCTTCAGCTTATATCTTTCCCACTATTTGCCATAATGCAGATGTACAAGAGGCAAGTATGAAGTTATATTATTATTTCAACAATCATGTCTTTGTCTGCTACACTGAATGTAATGATGCTTTTACCATTTTTACTCTTATAATGAGAGTAAAGCAAGTTAGAGGTGAATCTTGCTCTTATAGTGAGGCGCGTGATTATGTACTTTCATATTTGAACTACAATACTTTAGTTTATGAAACTAAGCGTTATGAATCTGTAACAAGTAAATATAAGAAGCGAGCAAGTTATTATCAGTTGCCAGAATATAGTTCTAATGTAATGAATTGCTTTATCGCAGCGCCGCCACTATCTTGGCTAAAAGAAGGAATGACGCCAGAAGCAATTCAGGAATATAACATTCGATGCTCTCTTTCTCATATGGGAATTATTATCCCGCATTATGATTTAGATAATAGACTAATAGGTATTAGAATTAGGAATATGCAGCACGAACAGAATACAGACATTCCAAAATATTGCCCGCTAATAATAGAAGATAAAATGTACAATCATTCATTAGCTATGAATTTATATGGATATAACTTATCTTATTCTGCAATTCATTCTTCTCATCAAGCTATTCTTTTTGAAGGTGAGAAAAGTGTTATTCTTCATCGAAGTTATTTTGGCAAAAATAGTAATGCTGCGGCTGTATGTGGCTCAAATATATCAAAACCACAAATAGATTTACTCATTAAGAAAAATAGAATTGATGAAATAGTCATTGCTTTTGATAAAGAATTTGAAGAATATGCTAGCGATGAATGTGATAAATATTTTGATAAACTTTATTCTCTTGCTAAGCGATATACTAACTATTCAAAAGTTAGTTTTATTATAGATCAAAAAAATTTACTGAGAAAGAAGGATAGCCCGATTGATAGAGGTAAAGATACATTCGTTTCTCTATTTGAGAATCGGGTGATGGTGAACTAAATGAAATTCTATTGTGAAAACAAATTACCAAAAGATTCATTCGATTATCTAGATGACATTTTACGAGCACGCGGTATTGAGAATCCTGATCTATATCGTAATGTAGATGAATCTGCTTTATTGAATGGATGGAAGCTAAGGAATATGCGCGAAGGCGTAGAAAAGTTGCATGAAATTCTTTGTAAGGATTCGCCGCGTATATTTATTGTAGTTGATGCTGATACTGATGGCTATACTTCAGCCGCTATTGCTTCTGGTTATATGAAGCTTGCAAATGAAAAATGTCAATTCAAGTTCGGTATTCACGAAGGCAAACAACATGGTATTGAAGATATTCTTGATCAGATTGAATCAAGCACAGATTTGCTTTTTATTCCTGATGCTAGTTCTTCTGAAATTGACTTTCATAAGCAAGTAAATGAAATGGGTATTCCAATTATTATTTGTGACCACCATTTGTGTGATGTTTACGACAACCCTTATGCTATTGTCATCAATAATCAAATGTCGCCTGAATATGGTAACCCCACTTTATGCGGCGCTGGTGTAACATTGAAGTTATGCCAGTGTTATGATGAAGAATATTTTGATGATAATAGCCGCTCAAATAATTTTTATGATTTGGCCGCGGTTGGTCTAGTCTCTGATATGATGTTATTATCTAATGAAGAAACACATTACATTGTCCAACGTGGCCTAAATCATATCCAAAATGCAGGACTAAAAGCATTAGTTAGAGCCTTGCATTTTTCTTTGAAAGACCGGACAGAACTTTATCCAGTAGATGTTGCTTTCTTTATTGCGCCACATATCAATGCTCTCATTCGAGTAGGTACACAAGAAGAAAAATATATTCTATTTGAGGCTTTATTAGATGGTAATAGAATTGTTCAATCTCTTAAACGCGGTGCAAAGCCAGGAGAAATCGAGATTCTAGGTGAACAAGCCGCGCGTATTATGGTAAACGTAAAAAAGAAACAACAAACATTAGTGGATAAAGCATTAGAAGTTGTTGAAGCTAAGATTCATAAGTTAGGGTTATTGGATAATAAAATTCTTCTCATTCCTGTAACAGATGAAGACGGTATCCATTCTTCTCTTACAGGCTTAGTTGCAATGAAGTGTGTTGCACGATATCATAAGCCAACGCTTTTATTGCGTGAATGTGATGACGGTAATCTTAAAGGTAGTGCTCGCGCGGAAGCTAATACAGATATGGGTAGCTTCAAAGATTATCTTGAGCATACGAACTTGTTTGAATATACGGCGGGCCACGATTTTGCGTTCGGTGCTAGTCTTCCAGAATCACAGTATGATAACTTCATTCATCTTGCAAATGAACAACTTGCTAATGTAGACTTCCATGATAAAGGTTATGAAGTAGATTATCTTTTTGATGGAGTCCCCGATGAGTGCGGGACGATCATTGAGGCTATTGATAGCGGCAAGCCTTATTGGGGGCAAGGAGTTGCTGAGCCTATGCTTGGGTTTACTAATATTGCTTTGGCCGCTGGTGAAGTACAGCTTATGAAAAGTAGTTGTCTAAAATTCAAGAAAAATGGAGTAGAATTTGTTATCTTCAAAAATGAAGAAGCCTGTATGGAACTTGGGGACGATACGGACAAAGTAATTTCACTATATGGTAAATGTACAGTAAATGAATGGTGTGGACGTATTACACCGCAAGTAGTTATTTCTGATTATGAAGTCGCAGCAACATCAACTCAATCTCGATCAAAATCAAAATATTTATTTTAAGAGGAGAAACCTATGGCAACAATTCTCATAGCACTTGGATGGATAGTATTTATCATTGCCGTGTTACTAGCGTTTTCATTTGGTTGTTCATTCATTTACTTCCTTTATCATCTTATTCGATATAAAGAGCGCGAGCCTATTATTTCAACTGCCTTTGAGGTGTTCGGCACAATTATAGAAGCTATTAGTGAAAGCAGTAGTTCCATTCATTGTTCTGACTCTGGTCATTCATCTTCTTCTGGTTTTGGTGGCGGTTCCTCTCGTGGTGGAGGGGCAGGCCGCAGTTTCTAAACTTGACAAATTTTAGAAAGTATGATATAATATACATATCAAGAAAAAAGGAAGTGATTGAGTGATAGAGAATGTTCATTATGCTGGCCTTCATAATCACACAGACAAAGGAAGTAATATTCGCCTTATTGACTGTATCAATAAAGTGAATAGACTTCTCAAATATGGCCATGAAATTGGTCTGAGTGGTATGGCAATTACAGACCATGAAGCTCTTTGCGCACACGTAGATGCGCAGAATTATATCAAAGAAATGAGGAACAAAGATGAAGATGGTAGTTGGTGGAATTTCAAACTAATTCTAGGTAATGAGATTTACCTTTGTAGAAATGGTTTGAATGGAGAAAACTTTCAAAGTGGAAAAGACGCATATTACCATTTCATTCTTCTTGCTAAAGACCGCATTGGTTGGGAGCAGTTGTGTATTCTTTCTACTAGAGCTTGGGAAAGAAGCTATATGAAGTTTATGCGGCGAACTCCTACTTATTATTCTGATATTGAAGAAATTATTGGTTCAAATCCTGGACATATAATCGCTAGTACAGCCTGCTTAGGTGGTCGAACTGCTAAAAGTATTCTCGCTTATGGTGCGAATAAGGCTAAGAAACCAGAAATTCAACAAGACCTTGCTAACTTTCTTGATTGGTGTATAGGGGTATTTGGTAAAGAAAATTTCTTTCTAGAAATGCAACCTTCTCTTTCTGAAGAACAAATTTTTGTAAATCAGGAATTGGCCAAAGTAGGAGAAGCTTTTGACTTACCAATTATCATTACAACAGATAGCCATTATTACACCAAATCTGATCGTCGCATCCATAAAGCTTTCCTCAATTCTAAGGACGGCGATCGCGAAGTAGACGAGTTCTATGCTTCTACTTACGTTATGGACGCGCAAGAAGTGTTTTCTTATATGAAGGACTATTTTACAGAAGAACAAGTTTGTAAATATTTGGAAAACACTAATAAAGTTGCTGCCATGTGCAAGGAGTACGATCTTGAAGCTCCAATTAAAGTTCCTTATATTCCTCAACGTAGTTATGATATAAGTACACTTATGAATCTGCCACGAGAGATTCCTGTAATGCAAAACTTCATCAATTCTCCATATCAAGAAGATAGAGACTTTGCTGTTCGTATTTGGGAAGAAATCAATGGCCCTCGCTTCTATCGTGAAGATGGACAAGAAAAAATGCGACTAGAGCGTATTCAAACAGAAATGCAAATTCTATGGGATTCGTCTGAAAAACAACATATTCGTTGGTCTGCTTATCTCCTGCAAGAAAGTGACTACGTCCAAGTTATTTGGCAGTATAGTCTAGTTGGTTCCGGTCGTGGTAGTGGCGTTTCATTTTATCTCAATTATCTTCTTGATATATGTCAAGTTGATCCTACGAGAGAGAAGGCTCCACTAAGATATTGGCGTTTTATGAATCCTGAACGTATGTCGGTCCTCGATATAGACGTTGACTGTGCTGGCTCTCGTCGTGATGCAGTTATTACTGGTCTTCAAGTAAAGTATGGTAAAGAGCGGGTTGTTCGCGTTGGTACTTTTATGACAGAAGCAGCGAAAGCAGCAATACAGACCGCAGCACGAGGATTGGGAATTGATGTTGATGTAGCTTTATATCTGGCTTCAATGATTACTAGTGAACGCGGCATCCAGCATACATTAGCTCAAACTTTCTATGGTGATGAAGGGAAAGGATTAGCTCCTAATAAGCAATTTGTCCATGAAATGTCAGAGGTCTACCCTGAACTTTGGGAAGTCGCTCAGGCTCTAGAAGGATTAGTAGTTGGTTGCGGTCAACATGCTGGTGGTGTTGTTATTGTAGATGAGCCTTTCACTAAACGTGCAGCTACTATGAAAACAGCAAAAGGTGAAACTATTAGTCAGTTTGATCTCCATAGACTTGAGGAACTGGGACTTATTAAGATTGACGTTCTGGCTATTGAAGCACTAGACAAAATGCAAGCCTGTCTAGATTTACTTTGCTATGATGGCCTAATTGAAAAGAAGACTACCTTGCGCGAAACTTATGAAAATGCTTTAGGTATCTATAAAATTGACCGCACTTCTCGCGGTATGTGGAAAATGTTGTGGGACAATAAAATCTTCTCAGTTTTTCAAATGGACGCAGCAAGTGGTATTCAAGGTATCGCAATGACGCATCCAGAGAATGTAGAAGACTTGGCAACTCTCAATTCTGTCATTCGTCTAATGGGTGATGGAAAGGGCGAAACCCCACTAGAAAAATATAAACGTTTTCGTGAAGACTCATATGCCTGGGATGAAGAAATGATGCAATGGGGCCTCATTCAAGAAGAAAGAAAATTGCTTCATTCTTATCTTGACCAATCTAATGGTATTTGTGAGGCTCAGGAACGTATGATGGAATTGCTTTTGAATCCACAAATCGCGGGATGGTCGTTAGGACAGGTCGATAAGGTAAGAAAGAGTGTAGCTAAGAAAAAGCCAAAAGAGTTCGCGCAACTAGAAAAAGATTTTTATAAAAATGCAGAAGAAAAGCATCTTAGTCTAAATTTAGCAGAATATGTATGGCAAGTGCTTATTTCGACACAGGCTGGCTATAGCTTTTATCGAAAGATTGGAGCCATTATATCGTGAGATATAAATGAAAATCCTTGAAACTGCGGGAAGTCCCTTAGAGCTATTACAACCAAACAATAATAGTGATATTATTGCGGCGACTAGTAACGGAGTCGGTAAGGTAAAATCGTAATAGATTGGGTAATCAAACGCAGCGAAATTTCTATTTTAGTTTATTTTCGTGAAGTCCCCATATAGAATGGATACAAATTCTATGGAGGGGATAATATGGGATATAAAAAACTTACTGATGCAGAAGAAAAGCAGTTGGTTGAAGAATACATATCGGGTGCTTCTGTTGTATCCTTGATGCAAAAATATGGTTATAAAACTAAAAAATCAATTACTGATAAAGTCAAAAAATATTATCCAGATAATTTTCAAGAAAAAATTATAAATGCTCGCGATAATAGAAAAGATTATCAAATTACTTTTGAAGGAGTTACTGATAATTTTAGTGCCTATTTTTTAGGGTTAATGCTAACAGATGGATATATTCAAGATGACAATAAATTTGGTATTGATTTAACAGACGAAGATTGCATCAAATTTATTTCAGACGTAACCGGTAAAACTTATAATCATTATGATGATGGAGAGAATAAAAAAACTCGATATAGGTTAGTATTCTCCAATAAAGAAATAGTCAAAAAATTAGAAGAATATGGCGTTACAAGACGTAAGTCTAAAATTATTCCAGCAATTTCATTATCTGAAAAAGAGCAGAAATTTTTACCTTACCTTATTAGGGGCATTATAGATGGTGATGGGTGTATTTATAAGACTTCTTATGGTGCTCCCGCGATGTATATATGTTCTGCTTCAGAGGAGTTTATCAAGTGGATAAAAGAAATATTAGAAAATAAATTTTTCTTTTATGAACTTAGTATAACTCAAAATAATGAAGGTGTTTGGAGAATAGATACAGCCAATCAATTAAATATTCTAAAATTGATTTCAATAGTATATCCTATTCCATATGGAATGTCACGAAAATATGAACTACTTAGAAAGACGTTCAGAGACTATAATAAGGACAACTTGCTTATAAGTTGATTGTATAGTCCAGACCGCAACCATTATTGGGCTTGTGAAAGCAAGTGCGGTATAGCAACCTAGCCCACACTCTAGCCTACTCCCTCATTGGTTTACAGGAAATGAATCTTGCCTATCATTATCCCACTATCTATTGGAATTGCGCTAACATGATTGTTGATAGTGGCGCCATGGATGGTATGATTGAGAATGATGCTGATGAAGACGATGATGATGATAAAGATGAAAAGAAAGCCAATAAGACAGTAGACTATGGCAAAATCAGTACAGCTATTGGACGTATGCGCCGCAATGGTATCAACGTTGCGCTTCCGGATATCAATAAGAGTCGTTACTCTTTTACTCCTGACGCTAAAACTAATACAATTATTTATGGTATCAAGGGCATTACAAGAATTGGTGACTCGTTGGTATCATCTATTATTGCAAATCGTCCATACAATAGCTTAGCCGATTTTCTAAGTAAAGTAAAAGTCAATAAAACACAGGCCATCAATCTTATCAAGTCTGGAGCTTTTGATGAAATTGAAGGAAAAGACCGTCCTACAATTTTACATAACTATCTTCTTTCTATTGCTGATACAAAGTCTCGCTTGACGTTACAGAATATGCCTAGTCTTATCAGAGAAGGTCTTATTCCAGAAGAAATGGCAGATTATGCTGAATTGTTCCGATTCAACAAATATCTCAAAACTTGTAAAAGTGGAACATTCTATACTATTACTCCAGAAGCATATGATTTCTATGCAAAACAATTTGATACTTCAAAGATAATTGACACAGAAGAAGGATTTTGTATTGAACAGAAGATATGGGATAATCTATATAAGAAAGCAATGGAACCAATGCGTGAATACCTCAAGAATCCAGAAAACCATATGCTTGATATTGTCAATGAACATGCTATAAGTCTTGTAGCTGAGAAGTATGCAGAAGGTAGTGTAAGCAAATGGGAAATGGATAGTGTTGGATTCTACTATGCACCGCATGAACTTCATAAGTTTTATCAAGAAGGTTATATTGGTAGCTTTAAAATTGAAGATTTCACGCGACTTCCCGAAGAACCTTTGGTAGATTATGTTATTCATACAAAAGATGGCAAAGAGATTCCAATGTATAAGCTTTGCTTTATCGCAGGCACAGTAATAAATAAGAATAAAAACAAACATACAGTAACGCTTCTCACAGATACCGGCGTTGTCAATATGAAAATTTGGGACAACCAATTCGTAAAATACGACCGTCAAATCTCTGAGCGCGGCGATGACGGCAAGAAGAAAATTTTGGAACGAAGCTGGTTTACCCGTGGCAATAAGCTACTCGTCCAAGGTATTCGCCGCGGTAATGATTTTGTACCAAAGAAGTACAAAAACTCTCCAAGTCAAGTTTTACTTGCTAAAATTGAAAATGATGAAAATCTAGTATTTGAAAGGGTGAATGAAGAAGAATGATTGGTATTGTAGATGCTGAAACATTCAGAAAACAAAAAACATTTATCCCGAACTTGGAAGCGATGAAGTTATATTCTTGGGCAAAAAAGCATCGCGAGTTCCCCCAATTATTGGGGGACTCCTCTTTACTTGAAGCTTGTGACCAAGTTTATATTTTTCAAGATAAGTTGGATGCACCAGTGCCACAATATTTCTTCCAGCATAGAAATGTTGTTGTCAGAGGTGCGGCTTTTACTGGTGGTGATTACAAAGAATTTCCTAATATGGAGATAGAAAATACATCACCAACTATTGATTGCTATTCTCAATACATCGAAAAGAAATTAGCAATCGCTAGTTCAAAAGAAAAAATTTATTATAATACTCTACTGAATCGCGCTGGCTTTGTAAGACTTCATAGCAAAGGTCGATTACAAGTTGAGCAATTCCCACAAGAAAAGTGGGGAGTAACTTATATTTATGACAAAGATATTACAAGAAACAATGGGCTTGAACTTTTAGTTGATTTGTCTAAAAAGGCGCGCCCTTATGATTCGCCACGTTTACGTTACTATTGGCCAATAAAACTAAAAACTCCTGACCAGTTTTTATACTTATTCGAGAATGGACTTATTCAAAACAGTGTAATTCTTCAGCGCTATTGTCCTGCAGAAGTTGTACTGGATTTTGATACAGAATATAGCTATATAAAAGAATATTTGGATATGATAAATTTACCGGTTACGAATTATAGTTTTTCCGTTTCTATTCCTATGACTCCAGCAAGTAAGTTACAAGACAATCTAACGAAAGAAAAGTCATTGCAATATCTTTCAAATTGTTTGCGACTTTATTATGATTGTCTTGCTGATAAAAAAAGATTCAATGTTTATTATGAGGATAATATCAATAATCCTTATGATAGACTTTATAAAATAATCAAGACTAACTTGAATCAGATTTATAAAAATGAATACAGTGTTTATAGTGCGGTTAGTGTTTATGACAAAGAAGAGCTACCAATTCTACTAAGTTTATTTCCTGAAAATTCTAAATATCGGGCTTGTCTTACTCGTAGTAGAAATGATGTTCTAAGGAGGGGCTTATGACAAACCATGAAATAAGCTATGAGATTCATCATCTTGAAGATGAATATGCAGCTAATGTAAATAACTTTACTTTCAATGCTCGCGCCGCGGAAATTAGAAAAGAAATTACAAAATATCGCTCAATGTGTACGCATGAATACGATTATAATGGTACTATTATTTCTGCTTTTGAAGTAAAGAAAGATAATCCTAATGGTGCAAAATATTGTTGTTTTTGTGGGAAGGTGAAGGACTAATGATAATTTTGTATACTACAGGGTGTCCTCGTTGTAAAATTCTAGCAACCAAACTAGATCGAAAAAATATCCAATATTCTATCAATTCTAATTCTGAAGAAATGATAGAGAAAGGATTTATTACTGCTCCAATGCTAGAAGTTGATGGAAAGATTATGGATTTTTCTCAAGCTAATAAATGGGTGGAGGAGCAATAATGAAAATCAATATTAGACTAGATAAAAATTTTACAGCACAGCTAAATAAATTGATGGCTGAATATGGCACTGATATGGCTAAGCTAAATGGTTTCAGTGATGAACAGCTAAGTTATACAGACTTTATTGATAATTTTATTGACAAGCAAACAGTAGCTGATGCGTCTATTGATGGTAACGCTAATGTTGGAACAAAAGATATCTGTTCACTAATGTCTGAGATGCACAAGCCGCATTCTAAATTGCTTGCTTTCAATAAGATTTATTATGAAATGAATAAGCATTATGGTTTTCAAACGGCTAATAAATGGTTAAGAGATGAATGGGTTGGCCGCTATTATCTCCATGATGCAGCGAGTTCTACTTATCTACCATATTGCTTTGCTTATGATATTGAGGAATTAGTCAAACGCGGGCTATATTTTGTAGATAATTTCAATGCTCAGCCACCAAAACATCTAGTTACTTATACTGACTTTGTAGGAGAATTTGTCAGCTACACTTCTAATCGTTCTTCTGGCGCTTGTGGTCTTCCTTCTTTTCTAGTTTACTCTTTCTATTTTTGGAAGAAGGATTGTGAAAATCATTATTATACTGGTACACCAGAAACTTATCGTGACCAAGAATTTCAACGAATAGTTTATAAACTAAATCAGCCATATCTTCGCGTCAATCAATCAGCCTTTACTAATTTCTCTATCTTTGACCGTGAATATCTAGCAGCACTTTTTGGTGGAAAAGAATACCCAGATGGTAGTTTTATCATTGATTATATTGATGATATTATTGGGTATGAAAAAGCCTTTATGGAAGTTGTAAGTAATATTCGTTCTCAGAACATGATGACCTTTCCCGTATTAACTTATGCTCTCCTAAGAAAGAATGGAAAGTTTGTGGATGAAGACTTTGCTAAGTGGTGCTGCAAACACAATATGAAATGGGCGGATAGCAATTTTTTTATCAGCGAAGACGTGACTAGTCTAAGTAATTGTTGTAGATTGGTCTCTGATGTAAAGAACTTAGGTTATTTCAATAGCATCGGCGGCTCTGCTCTAGAAGTTGGCAGCATCAAAGTCAATACAATCAATCTGGCGAGGATCGCTTATGAAACAGACAATACGCAAGATTATCTCAAGGTGCTAAAAGATCGTGTACTTCTTTGTCTACAAGCCCTTGATGTAATTCGCGGAATTATTTCTCGTAATATTGAAAAAGGACTCCTTCCTAATTACACTCATCATCTAATGAATCTAAAATCTCAATATAATTCTATTGGTATTATTGGTATTTATGAGACTCTCCAGAAATTTGGTATGACTAAGAAAGATGGATTTGGTTATACCTATTACACTGATGAAGGTATTGAATTCGCAAAACAGATTCTTGCCACCATCAATAAAGAGAAGAATACCTTTACAGCTGATAAGGATTATAGTGCGAATATTGAACAAATTCCTGGTGAACGTGCTGCTTCTATTCTAATGCAAAAAGATAAGTTCTTTTATCCTAATGAAACATATGATTTACCTCTTTATGGTAATCAGTGGATTCCTCTTGGTGTAAAGACAACTATTCAAGAGAAGATTGAGCTAAGTGCTGCTCTTGACCGAGCATGCAATGGTGGTTCAATCGCACACATAAATATTGATGCTCCTTTCACTAACTTTGATGCAGCGTGGAATATGCTAAATTATATCGCCGATAAAGGTGTTGTATATTTTGCTTTTTGCACTCGCATCAGCGCTTGTAAAAACAACCATGGTTTCTATGGAGAGATTTGTCCCATTTGTGGCGGGAAAAAGGTAACAACTTACCAGCGTATTGTTGGATTCCTTACTCCAGAAAAGACTTATTCTAAAGAAAGAAAAGCTGAATTTGCAATGAGAGATTGGATGAAGTTAGAATGAGAATAAAACAATTAGTAGAAGAAGATTTTGTCAACTACCGGAAGCCGGCAATGTTCGTCGGCTTCCCCTCTTGTTCTTTCAAATGCGAGAAAGAATGTGGAGTGAAGTGTTGTCAAAACAGTGAATTAGCTAAAGCCGTGACTTATGAAATAGATACGGATAAGCTGATTTCTCGTTATTTACATAATGATATTACTAAAGCTGTTGTCTGTGGTGGGCTTGAGCCTTTTGATTCTTGGACGGAACTAACAGACTTTATAGAAAAATTCCGTCGAGTTAGCAAGGATGATATTGTTATTTATACTGGATATAAAGAAGAAGAACTTACAGAACAGATTGAATGGCTAAAGTTTTATTCAGATATTATTGTTAAGTTTGGGCGTTTTATTCCTAATCAAGAAAAGCATTATGATGAAGTGCTTGATGTTTACTTAGCTAGCCCTAATCAATATGCTAAAAAAATTTGACATTTAGAGAAAAATATGATATAATGATTATATCAAATAGAGAGGAAGAATGAATATTGTAATACTATCATTACTAGCCATAATGATAGTATTATCTTTCTCTTTTCACTTATTAAAGAAGAAAGATAATACAATTCAAAATTGGCGAAAGACCTATAATGAAACAGTCCATAGGCTTGAAAAAGAAATTGCTAAATTAACTGCACTATTAGATAACGCGGACTCAGCTTGTGATGAATTGCGTGATAAGTATGATTATATTTCTTCCAGCCGTGAAGTTATTGACAAAAAAATAAAGGAAGAATATAACAAGAAAGAACAAGAGCTTTTATATTATGCTAAAGCGAAGAATGATGCTATTGATGCGGCTTATCAGATAAAAGCAAATGACTTTCAAAAACTTACAAACGATATTCAGTCCCAAAGTAAATTATATCAGGCTTTACTTTCACAGACTAAACAACTCAACAACAAATCTAATTCATGCGAAAAAGCTACGATTCATTTAACTCAAGAAGCAAAAGATGATATAGAATATATTTATTCTATAAGCTCGCGCTTCCATCATCCTGATATTCTTTATAAACTTATTTGGTCAGAATATATACAAAAGCCGCTGAATGAAATGTTAAAAGACAACTCTATTGGAGAAGTCAGTGGTATTTATAAAATAACTAATATTCGGAGTGAAAAAGCTTATATTGGTCGTTCTGTAAATGTAAAGAAACGTTTGCAAGACCATGTAAAAAGCGCCATTGGTATTAGTACCATTGCTGACCAAGCAATACATCATGCTATGAAAGAAGAAGGACTTTGGAATTGGAGTTTTGAATTATTAGAGCAAGTTCCAAAAGAATTTCTTCCTGAAAAAGAAAAACAATATATTGAATTATTAGCAACGCAAGATTATGGTTATAATAAGAATGGAGGCGGCTAAATGAAGTTTGAAAAAACAGATATATGGGGGTTTGACCACACGATTCGTGGAATGAGAAATCCCCTAGCAAGCTGGAATAAAAGTGACAGTTATCCGATGATTCTTGAAGATTATGAATTTTCCGAACGTGGTGGCTACTTTATTGGAGAGAATGATATGAAGCTGGCACAACGTCTTGTCAAAGCGGGGCCAGAACATAGAAAGTTCTTGCGGCAGATTTTCGTAAGTGTTGATATTACGGCGCCATTGTACTGGTGGAAAGAATTTGACACATACAAGGTTGGTACTACTGCTAATAGCACTAGTACAATGCATAAGTTAGCTACTACTCCAATCACTATGGAGTGCTTTGAATGTGACGACTTAGTAGAAGATTTACTAGTGTATGAAAATGAACCTTACAATGAGAATGGCCTACTAGGAGAATTATTCCAGCATTATATTGAAATTCTTGAAACCTTACGTTGGCGTTTTAATGAAACAAAAGACAAGCGTTATTGGAAAGAACTTGTAAGACTTCTGCCGGAGTCCTGGCTGCAAACCCGTACTGTTACAATGAATTATGAAATCATTCGTAATATTGTAAAACAGCGTGTTGGTCATAAACTTACTGAATGGAAAGCTTTCATTGATTGGGCGCATACTCTACCATATGCCAATGAGCTAATTTTTTATGAACTATAAGGAGGATAATATGAGCGAAGAAAATGAGAAGAAAATTACTCAGGAAGATGTTGAATTAGTAAATAAATATATTGACAATCCTGGCCCGCTAAACAAACCAAATCGCGCACAGCGTCGAGCTGCGGAAAAGTTTCAAAAGAAACTAGCTCGTGATATGAAAGCTACTCTCAAACGTTGGAGTACGCGAAAAAAGAATAAAGATATCATTCCACAAGGTGCGACCCTAACAGAAACAATGAACAAAATGACAGACGAAGAGAAGATTTCTTTCTACTCTAAGATGTATAAGGCCGTAGTTGATAAGCGTATTGAACTTGAAAAGGAGGCCGCAGTCAATGGCGACAATGAAGATTAAGGATAGTGAAACTTATCGAGTTGATAGCGAAGAAGAAGCTATGCAACTAATTGAGGACATGAAAAGCAATTTCACTGTTACTAAGGCTTCTTATACAATGAAGACGAAAAAGAAAAACGGCGAAATTTTAGAGCTTTGGTATGAATGTAAAATTGACCGCTCATATGAGGTGTAACATGAATAATGAACTAAACGAAATTTTTACTCAGCTTGATTCTGTTCCAGAAGAATTTCTTGATAATCTTTCTTGGGATACTATTATGGATGCTTTTGTTGTAGCTCTTGATGGCCCAGAAGTACGTAGCGTCATTGAAGATGGTATTGCTGCTCTAAAACAGTATGCTATGACCCCTGAAGATGTTGAGAATGAAGTCAATAGAATGATTACTCAAATTGATAATGTGGCGGCGGAATATAGCGAAGCCGCAACTTCTGAAAAAAAGAAGAAGCTATTTGGTGAAATTGCTGAAAAGCTCAAGGAGATGATTAAGCCAATCTCACAGAAGTATCAATTCTATGATTGCACCATCAAGGTAGAGCGAAAAGATAAGTCAATTCCTCTTCCTAATTTTGCTCATATTTGGGATGCTGGTGCGGATGTGTGTTCTGCTGAAACAGTAATGCTTGAGCCAGGTGAAACAAAAATCATTTCTACTGGACTAAAAGTAAATGTACCACGTGGTTGGGTTCTTTCTATTCGCCCTCGTAGTGGACTAAGCGCCAAGACTGGTTTACGTATGGCAAATAGTGTAGGAACAGTAGATACAGCTTATCTCGATACAGTAGGCATCATCCTTACAAATACTGGAAAAGAACCATATAAAATTGTACGCGGCGACCGCATCGCTCAATTTATTGTAGAACGCAAATACAATATTAAGTTTGAAGAAGTAGATGATATTACCGTCGGTGCAACCGATAATCGTGCTTCAGAAAATGGAGAATCAGGTTTCGGTAGTACCGGCAGATAAATGGCTAAATTAAAAATTGAGGATATAAGAAAGGAGATAAAAGATGCTGGTTGGACGTTAGTATCGGAAGAATATAAAAACCTTGATACGGAATTATCAATGTTATGTCCTAATCAACATAATGTTTTTATCAGTCTTAAAAAGTGGCGTCGCCATCCTGAATGTCCGACGTGTATGCGGTCACACGTTGTGAAGAATCTTACTGTGAATGTACCACGTAAGAATCCAAATAAAAAAAGAGTATTAGCCTTAGATGATGCTACAGGCACAACAGGCTATGCCGTTTTTGATGGTGATGCACTTATCACTTATGGTAAGATAACAATGAGCGCGCCAAGTCCAATAGAAAGGATAGTAGCAATAAAACAATGGATGCTAAGTATGATTTCTAATTGGAAACCTGATGTAATTGCAATAGAAGATATTCAATTACAGCAAGGTAAATTTGAAAATGTCAAAACTTTTAAAGTTTTAGCCTGGCTTCAAGGTGTTCTATTATCTAGCCTTTTTGAAGAAAAAGTGATCAGTTTAGTAATTCCTCCCGCTACTTGGCGCGCGACGTGTGGAATTACAGCCCGAACAAGAGCTGACCAAAAGCGTCAAGCTCAAAATAAAATATTAGATTGGTATTCAATACGAGCAACGCAAGATGAAGCTGATGCAATCTGCATTGGATATCATACAGCTATGAAGTACATAAAAGAAGAAGAAAATATAATAAATTGGGAGGAATAATAATGATTGAAGTTACTGTAAATAATATTGTAAATAGTATTCCTTTTATTCAGAAACTAACCACGGTCAAGTTACCCGCGCGACTAGCCTATCGTGTTGTATGTTTAGTGAATGAAATTCAGGATGAATATCAACGTATTGATAGTATTCGTAAAGAACTTGCAGATAAATATTTTGAGAAAGACACTGAGGGTAATTTTGTAACAGATGAAACTGGTACAAGCTATAAAGTTCGTGAGAATGTAGTGGAAGATTATATCAAAGAGTCTGAGGACTTTATCAATGAAAAGGTTACTCTGAAATCTGACAAACTTCCAATGGAAATTCTTGATAAAATGGATGACATTAGCGCAGCTGAAATGGTATTATGTGCAGTATTTTTTGAATAAAAAAATAAGAGGGGACTTGCGTCCCCTCTTTTTTATTTAGCTGTTAAACTCATCATTTGTATCATAAAAGGTATATATGCTGTATGTTGTAGTATTTTATTACAACGATAAGTAATTGTTATTCTATTATTGACAATTTCATGCGCTATATTAGTTACTCGTAAGTGACGTGCAGCACGTGTTTGAGCTTCACTCATATTTGGATAATCTAAACTAAAAGTGATAGGACAATCATTTTTAAATGAGTTATCATCATTATTTATATAAATAGTTATATCTTGAATTGTATTTCCTAACAATAACGATCCTCTAATGATTTTGGACATACCACGTCCAATGATAGAATCATTCCTTATATCCAATCCACCATAGTCTATTGTACCTTTTATAAATTGCATTGAACGGCCATTATTTGGTTGTTCTGCATCTTCATTTACTACAATAGTAGGAGAGGCGCCTTTAGGTTTAGCATTTATATATAGCGTTGATTCAGTATCAGTAGGATTAAAATCATTGCCGACATTTAATCCTAATGCACCTTTTCGTAGTGCTATAGTGACAGCAGAAGAACGAATAACATAATACGAACTAAAAATTGTTATTGAACGGCCACTAGTATTAGTACAAACTGCTCGCGCGCAAACTACTAAGTCTGTTCCTTCATCTACTCCATCAAAAGAAAAAGGAATTAGAAGATTAGAAGAAGTAAAAGTAGTTATTGTAGCCTTAGAGGCAGCATAAGATTGGCTTTTATCAGAGTTATAAACTTCTAATACTATTTTTGTTAAATTATCATATTTACTTGACCGCCATAGATTTTCTGGCAAAGCATAATTACCAGTAACAGTGCCAGCAATTTGTCGTGGAGAATTTATTTTTAGTATATCTCCTGGATACCATCGTGCCGCATTAAAGCTTATTGAAGTAGTATTAGTTCTGGTATTACCGTCGGCATAAGAAATACGTGTTGTTAAAGTATAAGTGATAACATTATCTACTAAAAAGGATGATGGCATTGTAGTAATATACTTTGTATTAGGAGATTGTGGGTTAGTTAATCCAACTATCTCATTAGCAGTCATTGTATAAGTAATAGTCGCGCCATTAGTCTCGCCAGCGGCATCTGTCCAACCAATAGGCGTGAAGCTATAAGATACTTCATCTAACGGGTTACAATAAGTTGAGTGCTCTGATGGCATTATATAAGTAATTTCTGGGGGAGAAGTAATTTCATGCAGGAAATTATATGTAGTATTATATGTATTCATTATATAACAATTAGGATAAGATTTATAATGAATTTTTATTTTTACTGCTCCCGAAGGATATGGATACTTATTAGTAATAACAGATTCATATAATGCACCTAAGAAAGTGTTAGTGTTAGCATTTTTGCCATCTTCAACTTTGAGTTCATAAGTTAATCCTGAAACAATGCCTGAAGTATTAGTCACATTACCTTGTCCATATTGAGCTTCTTTCTCTTGATGAGAGAAATATACTGTATATACCAAAGTGTCAGTTAGACCATTAGTTGTAGGTAAAGCACAAAAACCTAATGCAGTTCTTCTATAACTATTATTTATAGTTACATCAGTTAAAGTCGGTGTAGCTAATTTTATAACTGCCGCTTCAGATGTAGAAACTTCTGTATTGTAATTATCTTTTACTAATACATAAAAAGATACTTGTGTATTTGAGCTTATGTTAGCTAAAGAATAACTATAAGTTAGATTATCACTATAATCACTATCTCCTGGAGCTTTAGTAATAGTATAAATATCATTCCAAGCACTTGAACCTACTTTACATTTTAATGTATAAGTATATATAGTGCCCGAAGCTTCTGCGGGAGTCGCAGGCGCCCATATTAAAGTAACAGACTGATACGCATGTCCTTGTCTACCACTTAAAGTTGAAGCTGGATCATATATACCTTTCCAAAAAGTAGAATAACTGGTTGGCAAATTAAAAACACCAACTCGTCCTGTATTGATAGTAGTAACAGGTGATAAAGTATAACTATTACCACTTGCTTTTGCCACAGTATATACATAGATATTGAATTTTTTACCTACTGCTATTTTAGATATTGGAAAAGTATAAGAAGTTTGTGAAGTTTCTATAATTTCTGTTGTAGTACCACCATTAGGTTGATATCGTATAGAGTAAGTAACAGAACTACCTATTGGAGTCGAGATTGCATCCCATTTTAAGGGGATGTCGCGCGCTGTTACTTCAGGGACAAACAATTTCATAACTGGCGCCGAAGGTTGAGCTATATATTCAACCGTAGCCCCTTTACTAACTGAGCTATTAGTACCTGCACTACCTAAAGTATAAATAGTATAAGTACCGCTCGGATCAGTTTGTGGTAATAGATTATAAGAAGTTGCTGTCGTAGTTGCATAAAATTTTCCATTCTTATAAATATTATAACCTGATATATTATTATAAATACCAGGACGCGCGCCTGACCAGGCTAAAGTTAGAGTAGATAAACCTGAATTACCTATATAGCAAGGATTAGCGTTATTTATTAGGATCGTATTTGGTGCAGTTGGTTCTGATCTTGAAGTAGTTTGTAATACAACGCTAGAGGATTGAGCCGATGTTTTAGTTGTTGTATTATCTTGAGTAGATATTACATTAGTAGCAACTGTATAAGTATGACTACCATTAGGAGAATTAGGAGCTTTTACTTGGTAATTAGAATAAGAAGTATTACTTGTACTTATTGTTTGATATAAGCTACCATTTAAATAAATATTATAGCCAGTAATTCTATTTAGATATCCTGCAGAAGCTCCATTCCAAGATAAATAACAAGTTTCTTCCAAAGTATCAGCAGTTGTTTTATTCAGCCATAAGCTTGTAGGAGGGGTAGGCGTACCATTAGCCTCCATGATAAGAGTGATAACAATTTTACCATTTTGGTCACTGCCCATACCACCACCAGTAGTGGTGCTATTAGTAAAAGTTTGACCATTATAAGAAAAAGTATAACCAAAACCTGTACCAATAAAACTGGCGCCGCCGCCACCGCCTGTAACTTCAGCACCGTGCCCTGAGCCCCAGTCAGTTAATGAACCTTGACCAGCGTTACCACCAAATAATCCATCACCGCCACGACCTACTAAACCACCAAAACCGCCGCCCCAAAGCTGATCTGGCTGTTCACCGCCATAGCCTACTCCGCCTTTTACACTACCTTGAGTACCGATGCCTGATGCTGTGCCACCAGAGCCACCATCTCCAGCGGCAACATATTTCCCGCCATAAGAGTTTTCGCCTGAAGCACCACCGCCAGCACCACCATTGTGTACATAACTGTTGTATCCTGTACCATTCCAATCATCACAGTTGATAACACTACTGCCGCCACCACCGCCTGCAATAGCGTACATTGGTTCGGCACGGCCATTCATAATTTCGCGTAAAGATGAACCTGATTTATTGGAAATAAAAGCAGCCGAACAAGGGCCACCAACGCCTACATAAACGCTTGTATTTTGAGTGCTAGTCATTAGTAGATAATACTCTACATAGCCACCATTACCGCCTAGGGAATTGACTATTGTATGTGTGCCTTCTGGATTAAGTTTAGCAGTGTCAAAACCGCCACTACCATATAGTTGAAATTTATAAATACCGGCTTTCCCAGGAGTAAACTGTGATACTGTATATGCTCCACGGATAGAAGTATCAGAAGTTAAAGTAATGCTGGAATTTACTGGCGTTGAAGAAGTTATACTACCGCTCCATCCCATTATTCAATTCCTCCTTTTATCTCATTTTATAATGAAGTCTAAACCAATAGATTTATTATCTATAACACGTTCTTTAATGGTATGCGTTCCAATAATAACGACGTTATCTGTGCCATCAGAATTTATTGATAGCGGGCCTTTAATATGAAAGCCATTAGATAAAGTTTGCTTAATTTCATCTTGCGTATAATTGAAATAGCCATGATTCGTATTGATGCTAACGTTTTCACCATTAACAGAAAGTATATTATTGGAAAATCCAATACCAAATTTCTTTTGATTCAATACATTATAATAACTTGTATTTTCTGTTTCTTTACTAATTTCAGAGTAAGTATTTTCACCAAACCATATACCATTCGCTATTACTGCGGAATTAACATAATAGCTATTATCATTTTTTACTATATTAGCAAAATGAGCTTTATGAGCTACTATACGTGCATCAAGTTGAGTCTCTGTGCCTGAATCTACCAATGTAAAATATGGTAGAGGCATAATTTCTGGATGAGCAGGATTATAACCATAGATATCATCTTGATATGGAGTAGGATAGTTATTTTCTCCGCTAGCAAAATCACTGTAAGCCCTAAGCGCGCCTTCCCATATGGAAAGACCATGTTCACCTATATCAAGAACATAATCATTAAAAGTAGTTGGAGATTGATTATATGCTACAAAGAAATGATTTTCCGCTGGTAAAGGATTAGCGCCCATACCATTTTCATTGATGACTACACCTGCGGTACGAATAGTGCCAGAGAACTCACTATTAGTAGCTTTTACTGTACCTTCAAAAACACCTTGCTTAGCATATAAATAGCCATTAGCTGTAACAATAAAATTAGCTTGAGTAATATCATCACCTGATGAACCGGCCCAAATACGAATGGGACTATTGGTATCTCCATCACCATAAGTTACATTATTTTGATTAGTAATACCTGCGCCTGGCAGCATAAGTTGCCCACGTAAATAAGCATTAGAACTATATAAACCATAGCCTTGCAATTTACCACCAGGGAAATTAGCATCTGAAATGCCTGAAAGATTGCCTAACCTTACTGCTGGCATAATAACAGAGTTTTTATCGCTATCATATACGTCCATATATGGAGATCCACTATCAGCCGCGGTAAGGTATAATCCTTGTTTTTTCCCGCCTGTACCATAAAGAATAATTGTACCGCCAGGCTGAAGGACTCCATTAGTAATATCATCACTTACTAGGCTTATATCAATAGTAAAAGTAAAAGACACTGTACTATTAGTAGTAAGTTCAGTTATTTCTGCATCAATACCAGCTAATGTCACTTTTATGCCATTTACTAGTATTTCTCCATTTAATTTCACAAAATCTTCTGTTGTCCAACTATGACCACAAATGTCTTGAGCATTAGTATATGGACTTACCCATTTTAAAATATATTTATTATTTTCTTCATCTTTTGTAATTATTTCCGAATGATTTTCTATATAAATTGTCGGCGCGATATATAAGCTGCCGCCAACGGAACTAACTTTATTATATTCAAATACAGAACTTTGAATTTTCCCTCGCGCTATAATATTACTAAACTCAGCAGAGCCATCTTGGCTAATTTTCCAACCATAGCCTGCTGCACCTGAGGAATATTGAGCAGAGCTAATAAAACTGTCTTCTTCATTACCATAAAGTATAATACCATTATCTTTACTGCCAATAGATAATTTATTATTAATGGCCGCACCATTAGATATCAGTTTATTAGATAAAATAATATCAGAAGCATATAACGTTCCATCTTCAGTAACAGCAAAATTATAGCTTGTAGTATCTTCACTAAAAGTTGCCCCTGCCCAAAAACGAACTAAGGCATTATTAATTTCATATTTTGCATCATCACCAGAGTATAAACCAACTTTATTATTATTATCTCTTATAACAGATGGCTCAATAATCCAACCACCTAAACTACCTGAACTGGTATTAATAGTACCTGAGAAAAATAAATTACCTAAATTATCAGCATAAAATACTTTTTCTCCTATATCATTTTTTATGGTAAAACCGCCATTCTTTACAGTTAAACCATCTGTATCAAATGTCAAAGTTGTGTTTAGAATCGACTGAACAATATTAGTCGCATTTAGACTGAATTTAGCCATATCATCAGTCAAGCCATAAGTAATATCAACTATGTCAGTCATTAGTTGAGCTTCATCATTTTTCACAATAAAAGAAATAGATTGAAGATTCTTATTTTCTAATACAGAAGAAGATAAATCAAGAGATAATACGCCATCTTTACTTTCTTCTGTAAAAGGGTCAGCAACTAAGTTATTAACGTCGTTATAATAAGTATAATATGCTACAATCTTTAAATCAGTTACAGGAGTAGTTGCTGCTGGAGTAACTTTCTGTAAAGTCACTGTAAAAGTAGAAGGAGAATAACTATAAGCTCCAACATATTGACCATCAACTATTTGAGTTTTACTAGAGAAAAATTTATTAATTACTTTAGAACTATAATTAAGTTTATAATAATAAGATTTTGTGGGGTCGCCTGTAATAAGTTTCCACGTATAATTAGAGAACTCTGGCTCATAAGTAGGTTGATTTATTCCTTCATCAGTAGTAACATAAGTACCTAAATAATCGCCAGGAACTGTGCCTTTATTATCAGTAAAAGTTGTTCCGTCATTACTATATCTAATATCTACATAAGTAGATTTACCATCTGCACCTTCAATTTTAGTCCATTGGTAAGATTCTTTATTTGTCGGAGGAGTTTTCTCTGTACCAGTATAAACACCCATATATGGGCCAGGTGTATCTGAAAAATCTGTTCCATCTTCATTCTGAGAATATTTTATATGAACATAATAAGAAGTGCCAGGCGCACCCGCGTCGCCTGGCTTTCCTTGCTGACCATCTGAAACATTCAAGATTACAAGAGATTTACTTAATAATTCTGCCATATTATACCTCCTTTAGCTCTTTTCAACAAATCTGCAACGAAGGTATAATTTATCTGTTAGAGTTGCAGAATATGTGTATATTCTTGTAGTTGCTCCTTGTATCGCAGTCCAAGTAAGTGAATCAGTTGATGACTCCCATTTATAAGTATAATTATTATAATCTTCATCAGTAAATGGTATATTACCGTGTTTACCTATTGCTGTCAAGACAGTAGAGAATTCTTGGCCTTTTTTAGAAACGTTACCACTAGAAGACGTAATGTCTATTGTAATTATAGAAGTGTCGCCTTTTAAATTCTTAACGTCACCACTCATGCCTTCTATTTGCGCAATAGTCATATTACCTATTTTACCACCAAGAGCAGTGATAGTACCCGTAATATTCGCCGCTGTTGCTTTCATTGTACCATCATCTGTTACAATGAATTTATTATTTACATTAACTCTTTCTGGATTATCTCCCTTAGCAGAAGATAAGGTCATATTACCGCTACTCAAAGAATCTTTCTGTATTAGCCAGCCACCAATAGTACCAGAACCAGCCTCAATTTTACCTTTAAACTCACCATCAGTAGCATGAATAGTACCAGTAATATAAGCTTTAGAAGCAGTAAAAGTGCCATCTTCTCTAACCCAAAATGGAGCGGAAGCTTTATCCGTAGAACCTGCCCAAATACGTATTGGACTTTCTCCTTGGTTGCTTGCGGGTAGGCCGGATAAACCAACTAAACCAGTAGTATCTCCTACGGTTAGTTCTCGTTTTAGCCATAATTCGCCGTTATCACGAGTAATAAGAGTTTCTTCACCAGAGGAATTATAAAGACGTAAACCATATTGATAATTGTTGATATCAGTACCAAAACGACCTAGTTTAAAACGCATAACTCTATTGGGGTTATCAATATTGTCATCATACATTGTTAAGCCGTCTTTAGCTGTCAATTCTACGCTACCATCTTGTGCGCCAATATATAAGCCATTCCAACCTAGTTCTACACTTCTGAAACTATTTTCTTCATAAAGTAAACCATTCTCATTTAATCTGACAAAACGATCAAAATTAGTAGTACCATTATCATATTGTCCATAAGCAAATAGTCCATCTGCTTTCCAAGTAAAACGAACTTGGTCTCCGGAATAAATATTGATTTTTTCTGTATCAATGCGACCACTCGTAATCGCACTCGCATTTATACCATTAGGAGTAATACCAGTAACAAATTGTCTACTACCATCAGCATTTAAACTATTGCTAACAAAAACGCCGCCACCACGAATAATAACTTGTCCAGTGACACCATTAGGGTATGGATAATTATTTTCAACCGTAATGCCATAATCATCAAAAGTAACACCGCTAGTATAACCACTATTAAAAATAATTTGGTTATTATTAATTGTATTCTGTAATATATTGCCTACAATTTGCTGAGTAGGGGTAATAGCACTCGCCGCGCGATCATAACTATCACCGCGACTATTCATTTGTTCGGAAGAAGCTACAATACGACCAAATAAGTCTTGGAAGCTTGTTTTATAATTTTGAATTTTGAAGCTGTTATTCTGCGGTTGCTCTAAATCCAAATTTATTTCAGAAACAATACCACGCACTCCATTAAAGTGCATTTGGTAGTCATTAATTCTTACTACATTACCTAGCCATAAATCAATTTCATTATTAAGTTTTTTACTGATAGACTGATATACTGTATCAATTTCTACATGAGGAATTTTATTTAAAACTTTCTGTAAATAAGAAAAATTTACCTCATAAGAAGTTGTTGGAAAAGCAGAATTATCAGATACATCTTGTGCATCATAATAAAATTGAGCCGTTGTTCTATCACATTTATACGCTACAGAAAAGCTATTGTAATTGAAAGGAACATTAGCATTACATTTAAAAGTAATATATCGTTTTCCATCAATTACATCAACAAAATAGTCATAAAATTCTTCTAATTCTTTTTCATCTTTAGAAACAGTAATACTATCAGTAATAACATTCTTATCGTCTATTTTATAGCGGCGATAGCATAATTCATTCTTATTAGTTGCTCCACTTTTAAACCACGAGGTAATATCTACTTCTTTTCCATTATTATTCTTATAATATAAAGAATGTCCAGAAGTAAAACTAACGCTAGTATTTAAAAGCAAAATAAATTTTACTTCATTGTCAATCTTCATAAAAGCAGGTTGCCATTGAGCATTATATTGATATTGTTTAGTTATAGAAACATTATTTATTTCTGTCCATTTTTCTATTATTACTAATTTTTCAATATTGCCTTCTGGCAAATCACCTAGCGCGCCCTGCCATAAGATATAATCATAATATATTCTTTTTTCTTCTTTACCTGAAAGATAATAAGCTAATTGTTCCCCATCTAAAGCTTTATCATCATAATAAAGAGTAGCAGATTCTACCCGTTTATTTTCTGTTGGTGCTTTATAATCAGAAGTATCCCATTGTCCTTCTTTGAGAAAGTAACCCATTAAATTTTCAAAATTAATGGTAACACGTTCTTTTTCTTCTTTTAGTTGGTCATAAGCCATGTTCCAATAATTTAGTTGCTGGTATAATGTACCTTTTTCTAAACCTTTTTTGTCATCCTTGTCTCCTAAAAAGGATTGTTTACTTTCTAGTTTTTCTTGACAAGCATCACGAATAGACATAAAAGAAGCAACTTCATTACGATAATAGCTAAGTAAATCATATTCATAAGTGAAATATACAATTTTCTTAGCGGCTATTCCACTAACATTCAATTCTGAGACAAAACCATAATCATCTTTCGTTCTAATAGTAAAAGTGACACCACTAGTTTCACATTTAAGAGATGAACCAATAATGCCAGCACGTTTTAGAACAATATAAGTTTGCAACTTATCATCTACTTTGACAATATAAGCTATCTTTTCATCTTTTAGTTTATTACTAGAGAGTAAAGTATTAATAGCTGAAAGTTTATCAGAATAATCATTAATGCTATCTTGAGCTGCTTTAATTTTATCTTTGTAAGTCGCAACTTCAACTTCAGCATTAATTATCTTGTCTTCTACAACATTAATCGCGGCAGTAGCTTTATCAATATCTGTGTTGAGTCTACGTATTTCTTTTTTATATTGAGTAATACCATTTATTTGCTTGGAAGATAAAAAGCCTGCTTGCTCATAATAATCAAAATTTAAAATAAAATTATCTTTTGTAATATTATTATCAGCATCAGCAATAGAAATATAACCATTATCAGAATATTCACTCTCAATAGCAGGTACATACAATTTAGTTGTCATATCTGTGCTATCTACTGTACGACTTAATCCTGTTTCATTATCAGCATAAGTAATAGCATATTCTGTTGGAGTAATATCGTTGTTATAAAAAACAACTACGCCTCCTGTAACTTTAAAAGGATTAGAAGCATCCTCATATAAAAATTCATAACGAACATAAGTTTCAAAAAGTTCGGCTATATCTTGGGTAATATTATATTTATTACTGCCTTCAACAGAAAGAAAACGTTTCTTTTCAATAGGCTCTTTATTATAAACTGGCTCTAGCCCATCTTGACTTTCTGTCCAAGTAATAACATCGTCATCTTCATACACTTTATAGTTTTCGCGGCCAGAAGCATAATCATAACTCATTTGAATACTATACCGCCAAGGAGTGAGCCAAACTCCTTCAGTATTACGTGGGAAAATTTTATCTAGCCAATAATCAATAGTAGGTTCAACAGTAATATTTTTTTCTTCTTCTTCCAATAAAACAGTGTCACTATCAAGAGTAATAGTATAACCTATTTTTCCTAGCCATTTAAAAGCTAAACCTGTTGCAGTAACATTACAATAAAGTTGCCGCCCATCGCGCGTTTCAGTTATGCCTGTAATAACAGTTTCTACTATACGATGCACAAAATGTCCATTATTTTTTTTGTTTTTATCAAAAATTACTTTGACTTTCCCTTCAACAGTTAAATTACCATTGCTTCTTAATTTATTATACCATAAACTATTATCTTCCCATTGTTTAGTTTCTTTATTATAGATGATAATAGGAATAGTAAATGTCAAAGTAATTTCTCCCAAACGAGTCATAGACAGCATGGGAGTATATGCTTGTCTATCATAATATTTCCCCGATTGAACTAGAGTAGAAATATATTTATCATTATGATCAAATAATGATATTTCATAATTCTCCCATGCCATCTAATATCACTCCTTTATGCGCTATACGTATTAGAAAAATAAATACGTACATTTTGTAACCCCTCATTACATAGAATTTTTTGAGGTGCTACCCTCCCTGTTATAGGGTTTACTCCATCCGAACCTTCTATAATTATGTATTGTCCATTTGTAGAGTCTCCAATATTTTCGACTATGGTTTGCTCCATAGTAGTAATTGGATTACCAAATGAATGGACTGTTAAAGTTGCTTCCATAATACATTGTAACTCTATTGCATTGATAGAAAAACTAAATACTTTCTCATCAACCAGATTATGAATTTGCTGTTTAGCTTGAGCTATTGTCCATTGCAGTCCAGTACCTGTGGCATTACAAATACCAATTAATTCAGCACTTAATCCACTATCAAGGTTTTCTCTTAAATCATTTATTAGTTCTGTCTTCTTATCTTCCCAAGCCGCAGTATTATTAGTTATCAAAGCTAAAGTATAGTTTATATCTTTGAATAATCGCGGCTCACTAATAACAACATTATTAATAGTAATGTCAGCCCAATTATAAACATCACCACTAGGAAAACTAATTGTTTTTTGAAAACAAAAATTCGTGCGTGCTTCTGCATTACCTGCATTATAAGCATATAAAGTTTTATTTGCGCCAATGGAGTTCACTATTTGATTGTTAGCTAAATAACAATTCTTTTCTATAATAGAGTCCTTAAAAGGCAAACCACTTTCTAACATCCAATACTTGTCTATATAATCATCAGCAAATTGATACTGTGATTCTGCATATTCGTATGGATCAGGATAAAATAAGACGATTGTTCCATCTCCTTTATAAATACCACTTTTATATTCTTTTTCATTCATAATAATAGTTTCATCAAAGGGGAGAAAAGAAAAAGAAGTAGCAATATCAACCAACGCATATCCATAACGATACTCGGTTTCTGCAAAACTAACTTTAGCATAAACACCAGGGGCAAAGTTCTTTTTTAAATTAGCTATTTGTCGTGCAGTCGCTCCATTAGTAGCTATATAAATTGTTTTTTGTAGCCCAGTTATATCGGTTCCCCAGTATAAGGAACCAATACGACCTGGCACAGTAGTAACTGTATTCGTAAACTGAGGTTGCAAAGAAGTGGTATAGCGGTCGTCATTACTGACGACCGCGCAACCAAACTCTTCAATGGCATGGCCATTGAAAGTAAAACTCAAAAAACTTTTATCCTTTACATTTTCAAGCATATTGTTCCTCCTTTTATCTCCTTGATACACTTATATTACCAGATTGACGAGCAATATCCATTAAGAATTTCTGACTAAGATCTTGACTGAGTTTATTCAAATCAGCATCGTCCTTTAGTTCTGCTTGAGTGATATTGATTTCAACAGAATCAACATTTACTGTTGGCGCGCCAGAAATCGTGCTATTACGTACAGAAGAACTACTAGATAAACCAAGCTCAAGACTATGCGCAGCTTTGAGGAAATTAGCAAGTAAATTAGTATCAGCATTACTCAAGAATGTTTCTGGTTTAGAAGGAGTACCATCTACCCAAGCAAGGCCAGTATAGTCTACATAACCACCGGAAGCATACTTAGAGAATGTACGATCGATTGTTCTTTTTCCGCCTGTGGTTTTTTTAATAACAGTTTTATTATTTTTAGAATTGTATTTACTAGTACCACGTTCTTCAACTTCTTCTTTTTTCTGTGATTGTTCTAGAACTTGTCGCCACAATTTTTTAGCATAATCTAAGATACCATTCCCTAAAGAAGCAAGATAATTTTCATTTGTAGGTTTACCATCTGCGCCGGATACAGCATCAACATCATCTGCCGTATCTTTTTTATTTTTAGGATCTTTTTTATTTCCATTACCATTTCCTATAAAATCGCCATAGCCACCTGAACCACCTTTAGAGGAATTCCCTGAAGAGCCGTTCTCTAGCCCACCAGTTGTATTACCAACACCATTTTTAATTATATTAGTAATTTCCGCAATTATCTCATTAAATTGCTTCTGCATATCTTTCGCATATTCAAGCGCAGCATCAATAGTTTGCTTCCAAGTAGAAGTATAATCCTCTTGCTGAACCTTACTCATTTCCATATAACTGTCAGAATAAGACTGTAAGAAAGTAAGAATATTTTCAGATCCTTGATTGATGATATCCTCAACTTCTGCCCAATACAATCTCATGTTTTCAAGTTTAATGTCATTAGCTTCAGTAAGATTATCAATTTCCTTTTGTAACGTATCTTGTTGAGCCTGGGCCGCGTCTTCCGCAGAAGTAATAGCATCTTCTCTATCAGTGAAGTATTGTTCTTCTTGCATATCACGAAGTTGCTTTCGTAAATCAGCTATTTCTTTGGCGTTTGCGCCGCTAGTATCACGAGATAGTAGAGCAATTTTACGCTGAAGAGTTTGCTTTTCTTCTTGAGTTTTAGACTTTTCACGCAAATCCTTTTCTTTATCGAGATTCTTTTTTAAAGCATTTAGATAATCATCATCAGCTTCCTTCATTTTATCTAGCGCTTTTTGTTTTTTATCAATTTCTTGTTGATACATATTCTTTAAAGCATCAAGAATTTCATTTTCCATATCAATATACTTATCTCTAAGTGTCTTGATATTTTCATCCATTTGAGTTTTATTTTCTTCTAACTTTTCAGTATTATCTGTAATTTGTTCAGTTACATCTTTATAATCGTCAATTAGGTCTTGAATCTTATCACCAAGCTCTTCATTATTTTTAGTATCAGCAAGAATAGCATCAGAATTGATTTGAATCGCATCGCCAATAAAATAGAAATATTTACTATAATTTTTTAAATAATCATCTCGAAGTTGTTTACGGTATGCCTTTTGTTCTTCAATTAGTCCAGCATAAAGTTCAGATTGCTTTTTGAGATAAGCATTTTCCTCATAAATAGAGTCAGCATACTGTTTACCATCTTTTAAATTCTCACGTTTCGCGCGGAGGACAGTGATACGATTTTCAAGTTCCTCAATACGGCGTAGCCAGTTAAACCATTTTTCAAGCTGCATGAGGTACTCTTTTTCACTTTCATCGCCACCTCCGCCACCTCCTCCACCGCCACCAGAACCTTTTTTCAACATGTCTGGGACGCTGTTAAGGATGCTGCTCCAAGCTGCGCGTGCTTCTTTCAAAGCGCCAATAGCGCCACTTAGACCTGAACCATACGCGGGGCCTGTACCATTTACAAGAGCAGTACCTCGCACACCGCTCTTATTCTGTAATAAACGCGCTGTATCAGAAGCATTAAATACTACATCGCCACGATTGAGTTTTACAAACTCTGCACCATACTGGCCTACAATACGATAACTATTATCATGAACTACTAGTTCTGGGCCTAACTCACCAACAAGGGATTGCTCTGTTTTAGGAACACCACCACCGCTCGCGCGTGCTGTATAAGTCTGTCCTCCGCCTTTTCCGCCCTTTTTACCTTTTGCAGCAACAGTGGGGATAAGATTGACATCAATATTTACACCACTAAGATTGTTCCTAAGGTCATTAACAGCTTCATATACTGCGCTAGCGTCAGCACCAACATTAATAGTACCATTAGAATTATCAATAACGCCAACGGCATATTGTGTTTCTGCTAAAGCATCAGCAGGATCGCCATCAATATTAACGACTGGGTCTTGTCCTTCGATTTCTTGAGTAGCTTCATCAGCACTAGCAATCGTTTGTTTAGTATCAGCCTCAGCTTTAAAAGAAATAACTTTGCCATCATTTTCTTTGAGGAAATTATCTACCTTTTGTTGAGCTGACTTGTCATCAACTTCAAGAGTAATTGTTGAAGTAGATTCTATCCCTTTTCCTTGTCTGGGAGTTGGCGTAGCAGTTGGAGAAGGAGTTTGAGTAGGTGCAACTGAAGTAGATGTCTTATTTGGTGGCGCCAAAGGCTGCGCAACCGCTTGTGACCCTGCTCCTCTTTGAGAAAATCCTTTGACCCATTCAACAATAGCGGAAATTCCAGAACTAGTTTCTTCCAATGCGTCATTAGTTTCTTGTGCGAGTTTTTGCTGTTCAGGCGTAGGTGTTTGTTGTATAACAGGTATAGAGTTTTCATCATAAGAAGTAGTTGGTTCAATAGAAGTAGGCTCAGTAGCTTCTTCTATTTTTTTTACAATGGTTAAAGTACTAGTTCGGTCTTTAGCCAATTCATCAACAGCTTTTTGTACTTCTTCAACATTAGAATGAATAACTAGTTCTTGTTGAATAGTGCTACTAGTGTCGGTAGATGCTCTTTTTCGTTTATAATCTTCATCCATCGCACCATTGCTCATTTCTTCAGCAATTTTCCGCCCATCAGTAATTGTGCCATCTTTAAAAGTCGTATCTACTGTTATAGTGTCGTTAATTGTAGATGGAGTCTTGTCAACTGCTTTTTTGGCTTGTCGTTTCTTTTCCTCTAAAAATTGTATGATGGCATTTTCGGCTTCTTCTGTTGTCATGTCATCTTTGACAACAGTATTTATCGCAAGAATAAGATCTTCATTGAGAGTTTTAGTCTTAATGCCCATACTCTGTTGAAGAGCCTGGTTACTTAACAGCCAGTCGATGAATTGTCTTTGACCTTCTTCTGTCTGTATATCGGCTGTAACATGTGCGGCAAAATCAATCCATAAGTCAGAATCGTCTTCAGCAGTTTCTTTAAATGTTTGCCATAAATCGTTAAAACTAGTAAACGACTTGCCGTCAGTAGTAGTGAAGGTAGCTTCGGTAAGCATATCCATCTTGATACCGCCATCAATGTCAGTATCCTCTAATGCCTGGAGTGCCTCCAATGTAGCAATCATACCATCGAGCATATCAATATTCTGTTGTGCTACACCTTTTAAGTCTACTGAACTAGCGTTAGTCAACATAGAACCAAGGTCTACGCCAAGATTTATCATAGCCTTGCCATCAATAGTTTTTAGTTTGGCAGTAGAATTATAGAGAGCATCAATAGTTTTACTAACATTACCGATAGATTCTGCTGGTAAACCTAATTCCTTACCTAAAGTTTTTACAAATTCTGAATTATCTCCCAAATTACGCATATAATTTGAAAGAGTTTCAATTTCGATATAGCCTGTTTTACTTAGCTGTTTAAGAGAATCACCAAGACTAATGACATTTTTAGCAAACTCTTCTGGCGCGTCAAGTAACTCATTCGCATTATCAGAGTCAGTAGCTACTTTTTGCTGGCGTTCATTTAAAACTTGTAATTGTGCTTTATAAATAGCTAATAAATCTTGATTTTTCTGTATTTCTTCTAATGTCAATCCAGTTGATTGTCCCTGAAGTTCATTAATTTTCTTCAATACAGCTTGCCTATCTTCAAGATTACTAATGCCAATTTTTTCTTTTCCGATAGTAGTTAGACCATATTTTCCATCAGCAGTTTGGAAGAAATCTTTATTAGCTTCCAAACCAAAACGTTTTATAGCTTCTCTAGCATCATCAGCAGAACCAGTACATTCTATTAGAGCTTTTGTAATTTCTACAACTTCTGCACTAGAAATATTAGGTTTGAGAGCCTTATCTAACTCTTGGTCGGCAGCATAATAAGAACGAGATTGCTCTAGACCAGCCTCGTATTTGGCACGATAAGCTTTAAACGCGGCTAACATTTGAGTTTGGTCATCGCCAAAGAATATTTTTTGAATGACTTGCTCAATCATATCAAAATATTGTTTTACTGTACCTGTAAAATCATATTCTCCTGTAATAGCTGTTAGCGTATTTTCATCAAATAATTTACTAAAAATATCATAAAGACCGCTGTCTTTTAATGTTTGTCTAAAAGATTCATCAATAGCGATTTGTCCGGAATCACTAACACCATCAATTAATGGCTGGATGAATTTCTCATAGTCTGATTGTTGAGCCGCTTGAGCGAAAGCTTCCTGATTACCAGCAAGTATATCTTTAATTAGCTGAATGCCTGGGCCTTCAATACCATGCTCAATCAAATCTTGAATAGCCGCGGCAAATTGGGATATAGTTACATCCTTCTTCAGAGTCCAAGTACCGGTAGAAGTTTGTTCTAGCATTTTTGCAATAGTTATGCCTTCATTTCCAGCTTGCATCAATGCCTGTCTATCATTAGTAGAAATAGAAGCAGCTTTACCACTAAGAATATCTTGTAACAGTTCTTCAGCTACTGTAACTATATTACTTGCACGTTGACCAATATTTTTTTCAACTACATGGTCAATGTTATCTAGCATTGTTTTATAAGTAGCTATTGCTTCTAAATTTTTCTGACCTTCATCAGTACTAGCATCCTGAGCTTCAGCGAGTTCATCTAAAATTTGAGAATAAGTAACTTTTGCTTGATGAATAAATAAATCATAAATAGCTTCTTGGAACTCGCCTGTTACGTCTTGACCTGACATAATATAAGAAAGGACATCAGAAGTTTTATATTCTTCACCTTTAACCTTCATAGTGTCGCCTACTAAGCTTGAAATTTGTTGCATAGCAGCAACTTGCTTAGCAGTATCAGTACCAGTCAGGTCTTTAATAACATCCGCCGCCGCGGTAAGTTGAGTAGATAGATTTGTCAGACCTTGCTCTGCATCGGCCATTGAAATAGGAATTAGATTAGCTATCTTTGATAGATCAACACTAGTCAGACTTACACCAATTTTCTCCAAAGAATCAGCGAAACTTAATATGCCACTACGAGTAGTAAAGTCTGCATCAGTTAACAAAGAAGATAGAGTAGCATAGTCTAAACCCATTTGAGAAAGCTCAGAAAAGAAATCTATATAACCACTAATAACTGTATCTTTATCTGTACCTTCAATAGTAGATAGCTTAGTTAGTGCTGACAAAGAACCGAAATAATTTTGGAGTATATTTGTTGGTAGACTAATTAAAGTATCCTTGATTTTCCCCTGTTCTTCTTTTCCTATATTATCTAATCCAGATAAAGCAGATATTTTCTTTTGATATAAAGTAATAGGCTCCAGGAAGTCATCTATACTAATACCATAAATATCAGAGAGCGCGCCTCGTTCTTCATGAGAAAGAGCGGTATATGCTGCAAGGCTATAATTAGCAATATTAGTTTGAATGTCTTGTAAATTTTTTAATTGCTCATCAGTATATTTTTGTAAAAAACCGCCTTCTTGTGTTTGTGTACTAATAGCAGCTTGTACAAATCCATTAATAGCAGATGGATTATATAATTCAGCAAACTTCTCTACTGTAAGTTCACCAGCAGTATACAAAGTATTAAGTTGATTTTGTAAATAAGTTTTTAGAATCGTTTTTTGAATATCTGAATAAGAACTATCTAATTCATTTACAGCTTCATCAATGTTAGTAGTAGCATCTTTATATAAAGTTGCACTACCAGCTTGCAAAATTTCTTGATAATGGTTCCATATATTCAAAAAATCATCAAGAGTAAGTCCCATAAGAGACTCGAAATCGTTATCTTTCCAATATTGCTGAGGATTATCAGATTCAGCCAATTCAGCTAAACGTTTTGGCATAGAGAGATAAGGAAAAATTGGCATCTGACTATATTCAGACGCTTCAGCATAACTTCTATTACCATAATTTTTCTCCCATTCGCTCATAGCATCATCATAAGACATGCCAGTAAGTTCTTGGAATAAATAATTTCTAGCTTCTTCTTGAGTAGTCGCTTCACCAACTGAAGCCAAAATACTTTGAACAGTTTTATCAGATTGATTCCCTACTCCCGCGGCGGTAAATTTATACAATGGTTGAGAAGCTACTTCTGCATCAGCATCTTGAGATATTTTCTTTTGAGACTTATAGGCCAGATCTGCTGACTGTTTTAGTGCATCGTATTTTTCTGCTAGTTTAGCAATAAGAGTGCCTTGTGAATCATAAGTAGTAGCTAATTCTGGATAATCACTAATAATTTGTTGATTGTAGCTTATCCATTCTTCATAAGCTTCATTACTTTCATATTGAGCGTCTCGTAAACGAATATATTTCTTATAAGTGCTATCTAATGTAGTTAGATTGGTTTTACTTTCCGCACGAGCAATATTAGCTTTTTCTGCGTCTTTTTTTAAACGAGATAATTTTTCTCCGGCTGTTTCTTTTAGTCCTATTAGTTGAGCTAAACCAGATACAATAGTAGTGATTCCACTCACTACCTGACCGCTATAAACAACTTGAGCAATACCTGCTCCAATCTTTGCAAATGAACCAAGTCTAGCTATTGTAACTGAAGCTTTATCCGCGGCATCAGCATTACTATAAAGGAGCGTACTTACCAGACTAATTGCAGGCGCAAATTTGGTCAAACCAGTCATTGCCCGTTTCGCAGCATCAGCATATTTATTTTCACTTTTAGTCGCGTTGTCTAGTGCATTAGTAGAAGGAATACTTCCTCTTGCCTTCCCGTCATTACGTCCACTACGACGATGAGGAGTGCCAGTTGTTGATGGAGTTCCTGTTCCGCCTTGTACTTGTGTTTGTGCATTTTGTAGAATTTGTACTGCTTGATTAGTCGCAGTCTGTACCTTAGGCACAAAACTAGCAACAAATCCATCCCACCAAGAATCACCAATAGCCTGAATTTCTGCTTTCCTACCATCAAGGTATTCTTTAGAAGTTTTATAAGCCGCAGCAATTTTAGTAGACATAGCCATACCAATACTGCCAAGAGCACTTATTAGTGAACCGACAATGGCAATCGCGCCGACTGGGCCAACTTCATTCAACTTATCTACAAATTGAGTTAGATATTCAACAGCAGCTTTAAGAGTCTCGCCATTGAAGATTTGCATATAGAATTGCTGGAAGGAAGTAGATAGCTGATTTAGTTTAGACTCCATGCTGTCCAAAGACTTGGAGTATTGGACTAATGCGGCATCTTCACTATCAAGAGCTGCAGTGTAAAGTTCTTGAAGACGTTCAGAATCACTAAGCAAGCTAATAAATCGACTTTGCTGTCTACTACCAGCAGCTGTGTTAGCAATCCAACGTTGAGTATTTCTATCAAGAGTGTCCCAAATCTTAGACAACTCAAAGATTACTTCATCCAAATTACGGAATTGTCCACTAGCATCTTTTAGTTTAATACCAACAGAAGACAATGCCGTGTCCATTTTATTTAGACTTGCAGTTTCTCCATCCACTTCAATAAGTTGAGTTGGATTGGATTTCATCTCCTGCATTCTTGCAATTACAGTTTTCAGAGAAGTACCAAGAGCTTCCGGAGCTTCACGCGTACTCTCGATCATCTGTGTCAGCATAGCAGAAGTAGCTTCAAAGCTCATACCAGCACTATTAGCAATAGCTGCTGTCTTACTCATAGCGACAGCTAATTCAGAAGTATCAGTCGCGGCAATGCCTGCTAGTTCAGAGTATACGTCAACAATACGACCTGCATCAGAAGCTGCCATTTGGAAACCATTCATTGCCGTTGTCATGTAGTCAGTAGCACTAGCATAATCCAAATTAGCAATTTTTGCCATTTTTAAAGTCTCAGTAGTCAACTCCATAACAGAATTAGTATCAAGACCCATTTGATAATAAAGTTGAGATACTTGATATGTACCTTCTGTTGTTACACCATACTGTTTAGCGATAGCCATGTAAGTATTAATTTGTCCCCACAATTCAGCGGTAGACATATTAGTAACAACAGAAATGCCATTCATCGCACTGTCAAGTTCTTGAATTTGACTAACAGCTAGTTGAATACCTCGACGTACTTGAGTAAGAACCGCGCCGAAACCTACTAATTGCTTTACGCTACTAGTTAAGCTATTAAATAGGTTATCCGCACTTTGCATCGTATCAAGTTGAGAACGGAAAGAAGCCAGTTCAGCTTTGTAACTCTTTAGTTGATTAGTACTTGTCGCCATTGCCGTACGCATTTGTGCTTGGCCTTGCGCGGCATTAGTAGTAGACTGTTCAAAATTATCAAGAGCAACTTTTGCATCATTATATGCTTTTTGAGCCTTCTGAATAGAGCCATTATTCAAAGCACTATCTAGTTGCTCCATTGCAGCTTTTACAGCCTCAAATTTTTGTTTATTTTGCTCTAGCGCTGTTTGATAATCCTGTATATCTTGTTTAGCCTTTTGTATAGCAGAAGAAAGTTGATTATTGAAAGTATTTACTATGGTTTGCAAAGATACATTAGCTGAATTCATTCTCTTGATATCATCATCAGAAAAAACACCAGCTTGTTTACCATAGTCTAATAAAGCAGTACGGCCCGCGCTATTTTCTTTACCTTGATTGGCATTGAAAGACCATTTACCATCTTTATTTTGATGCCCATACTGAGAGGCGATACCTTCTATACCACCATTTTTTTTCGCGCCTTGATAAGTCGCGAGTTGAGCTTGAGCTAACTCCAAATTTTTCTGTTGTTGTGCTTCTTGATTTTGGAGTGCTTTCGTAGTACTATTTATCCTAGAAGTAAGTTCGCCATAGCTTTTATAGGTCTGTTCTGTTAGTCCCACGACATCCTTCATTGTAGAAGCGAACTGTTCATTATTCTGGAACAAACTATCTATCTGATTACGCTTGAAGTTATTCAAAATTTGGCTAGCACTTTGAAGACTATTCTTCAAGCTATTCCATTGCTTTAATTGTTCTCCATTTAAGTTCAAGTCACTGAACTTGATTTTGCCAGATAAAGTTTGAATACGTTCTAGTGCATTCAGCACGTTATTTAGTCCTGTACTATAAGCATCAATATCACTTTGAGAAGAGAATCCACGCGCAGCTCGCTGTTGCAACTTTTCAATTTCTTTTTCTGCTCTACTAAAAGCCTTGGAATATGAGTCACCTAAGTTAGTATTTATTTTTATATTTGATAAACTTTTCCTTACATTAGCTAACTCGCCAGTCACATCATCAAATTGAAAACCGACAGGTATTGTGATTTTCTTTGTAGCCATAGACTCTCCTCCTTATATCACATCTTCTTCAAGATTATAAAACTCGGCCACACTATATTCAGACCATTGAGTACGTTGCGGAGTCGCTATAATATTGAATGAAGATAACATCGGAGAGATAGTTTCGCCAAGCACAATATTTAGATTACTAATTATTCTTACTTTTGGTAATTTGAATAATGTAGTTCTATTGATGCCATCTACCTCTCCTTTTCGATAATACTTCCCTTCTAGCTCAAACATTCCTTCAAACTTATTTCGTTCAAGTATATAAATACTTGAGTCCTTTTTATAATTATAATAATAATCTATCATAACAGTTTGACCCGCAAGAGATTCGTCAAACTGCAACGTTCCATTTTCATAATCAATAGATAAAGGTTTTATTTTCTTTTGTAAGAGTTTATTTTCATAAATAAAGCAAAAAATAGGATAATCTTTATGTTCTAGTGGCATATGATTTAGTAATGTTGCTATTCCTTTATCATTAATCTCTATTTTCTCTGAGACACTCATCGGTAAAATATCAGGCCGCTTATCCATAATTTTTGCATTTGTTAGTAATGCAAAACCGATATCACTAAGCACACCCATGCTCATACGAAAATTGACTTCCTTTCTATCTTCCCAAATTACTAATGCATCATTGTTTCTACCACCACGCGCTGTAACAGGTACAACTGTTTCAGATACATTAGCAATCTGTATGTGGTCAAAATATGTTACCGGTTCTCCTTTATCCACTTGCTTACTGCCAATAAACATACGTTCAGCAGCACGAAGTTTTACTTGATAAAGTTCCTTCATACCAAAATACTGGTCAGTCATATTTCATCACCTTTCTCCTTTTATCGCAAGATAATAAAAAAGAGGGGCGTATTTCTACGCCCCTTCTCTTAGTAAGCATCACCAAGATCGTACTTGATGAACTTTATCATATTACCATCGTCGTCACGTAGGACACGTAGGTTAAGGTCAAATACCGCTGGATCACCTTCAGCCTCCATCGTAAAGGTGACTTCAGAGCCAACCTTCGCACGATTGATTACAAACTGATAGGGAGAATCCTTACCATTACGGTTACGAACTAGAGTATCACCATACACACGGTAAGTGCCTGGGAAGTTCGCGGCAGAAATAGTAATTTCATATGCAATGTTATCGGTGGTGCCATCAGCCTCAACATCATAGAAGAAGCGGATACGATCACCTTCTGCAGCTCCAACAAGTGCGGTTAGTGCCACAGTAGTAGACCCATCTGCAACCTGACCACGCTTGCCAGTAGTAATGTCAATCCACTTGACAGCGCCAACAGGAATATGCTTTAGAGTCATAGATTCCGCGCCAACGACTTCCTCGTTGTAACGAACCTTGACCTTATCGCTAGAACTAGCATTCTTTACAGCCGCACCAGTCATAACAGCTAGAGACTGCATGGTGAATAGCGCATCCTGTAAAGTAAGATTGATTTCCTTGTTGAAGTCCCAAATGATCAATGATGGGTTGCCCCAACCGCCCTTAGCCTCGGTTTGGTCGGCAGTAACTTCAGTTGTGGACACCTTTAGAGTATCCAGGTACATTACAATGTCGCCAGCTTTGACATCAAGGCGTTTATTATCTTCTAGAGCTTCAAACTGAACGTTGGCGACTTCCTTCAGACCGAACTGTTCAAAAATATTCTGAGCCATGAGATAAACCTCCTATTATTTTTCTTCTTGGATTGGACGAACCCAATATTTCATTTTATTTTTAGGAACCTTAGCACCTGCAAGAGCAGAACGCAGGTTCGTATTATAATCCTCTTCATATCCCATACGGATAAATTGGTCAAGAAAAGAATAGTATTTCATATCAAGAACTTTTTCTAAATCCTGATAACGCAAAGCTAAGCATGATACCATTGTAGGTATATCAATAGTATCATCTTTATTGATTCGCGCCAGTACTTCTTTTCTTTTTTCAAACTTTTGGAGTATTTCTTTTACCTTTGCATTCTCGCTATCTTCTAACTCATATTCCCCTTTTCGAGTCATAGCCCGAACAATACGTTGAAATTCTGGAAAATTATCTTTTGTAAGTAAATTTTCACGTAAGCGTGGTTTACCTATTTGAATAGCAAAAATTTCTGGTAAAATAATTATGTCTTCTTTAGTAAAGAAAGAAAATGCAGAAATGATTTTGGCTTTATATTCCTTATTTTTCGCGCAAAAAATTATCATTAGTTCAAAATTAGAAATATCTATTTTATCCATTTTCTGTATTTGTTTCAAGTCCCCGATAATAGAGAAAAGATTTTCTTGATATTGAGTAGAATTAGCTAGAATTTGTCGCATTGATGGCGGATAAATTGTGCAAATATTAGGCAATACTATTGGTGTGCCCGCAAGTAAAGTACCATTGTCAAATTCAGCCTTAGTTGAATTCATGAACACTATACTCTAAATTATATCCACCTAATTGCGGCGAAATGATAAGCTCTTCTCCATTAGAGAATTTCAAATTACCAATTCCCGCCAATTTTTCCTCATTGAACATTTTATCTATTTCTTCCATTATAAGATAAGGACGTAAAGAATTTTCTTCCAAAAGCCATTCGTCAAATGGGCATATGATATTGAAACGTACAGTGGTAACTTTGAAGTCTTTATTATTGTCGTCAATAACAAAATTATCAAACAGAACAATAATAAAATTTTCTTTTTCAAGTATATCATCAGAAATTTTAGGCACAACTAAAATGTTTTTATGTAAAAGATCGATCCCTTTTACATCTGGTTTTTCTTCTGAAAAAGGTGTAGTATCTGTATAATGCAGTAAGCGACAAAGTCTTTGATTGCGTGACAAGCGTTTCGCAATTTCAAAAATATTTTCTCCCATTACATTAAATCTTCGTTGACTCATACCATCACCTCGACCATAGCGAACGTACTGTTATTTGCTTAGTAAAAACACTTTCATTAGATGTTACTGACAAGACAAATGTACCAAGTTTGTTATTTTCGTTCGCAGTTATAAACAAGTCAGTATCATTTTCTATGTGGCCCGTTGCCAAAGTATCATCATCTATTGCAAAACTAGTAATTGGTAAATATTCATTAACATTAGTTGTTTTGATAATTCGATATACTTGAGTATCGGTAGTCTTAATTGAGCTATCTCCTACTAAAGCATAAGTAGTTATTGTTTTATTCTCAGTTACCACTACGTTGATTTTCTTCCTAACTCGCGGCTGGTCAATTAGGAAAATTGTAAGAGTAGTAGAGCCAGTAATATATGGAATGACCATAGGGTCGCCGCCATCATACAAAACTTCTGCTATCATTTGGTCTTCAACTTTGAAGCCTAACTTTTTATTTTCTATTAGCTTATCACCTTTATAAACTAATGGTGCAAGACTATAAGCTGTATTAAGTGCAATAGTGATATCATCACATTCAATATGGTAAAGACCAAGATTCTTGATATTAGCAAGTTCTTGCTCTTTATCATCATCAAGACGATCATATGTGTCCTCAACAAGCGAATAATAATTCAAGCCTGCACAACTAGTTTTGTCATATTCTGTAACAAACCAAGCACGATCATCTATAATGAATTTCTGGCCAAGAATAATACTATCTTGAGCTGGAGTAAGAAGCTCTATATATTGGTTGTTCTCAGCGGTAATAAGCTTATTCCATGTTCTAAAGTTCTGTTTTACTTGGCTATCTTTACTACTAAGCACATAAGCCCAAGTTTTATGCTCAACACCATAGTCATCAATCCACTTGAGAAGATGATTACAACGCGTCATAAAGCAAGAATTATATGTCTGATTTGGTTGGAGCTCTTTTTGATAAACCAGCCAGTAAGCATCTTTCCACTTCACCAATGAACCAGGTTCTATTGGAGTAGTAATAGTAGTAAGTATTTCTTTAGTCAATTTATATTGATCTTGTTTATTAGAAGCAATGGATGCCATAAAAGGTGTGCCATTTATCAATACTTCTTCTGCACTAGGAGATTCGCGCAGAAATTTCTCAAAATTAGCAATACCGTAGTTATATTCTTTTTCTTTATGGGTAGCGCCATGTTTCTTGACACGGGCAAGATATACATCATAATAATTTAATATATCTGTCATAAAGCACCAACCAAATTCATACATTCAAATATAGTGCGGCGAAAATATGAATAAGAAAGATAGCGTAAGCTTTGCAGCTTACCTAATAGTGCCCAATAATTGATGCTATCTAATTCTCTTTGATAGCCTAACAATTCAATTATAATTGTGTCAAGAAAACGTTCCCACTGACCTTCTTTTTCTTTTTCACAAAGCAAACCATAAAGTCTATTCTTGATTTTTAGCTTATACGAATCAAACGTTTCAGTGCATAGTTCTGCCATGACATTTTCCCGCGAATTGAGTGTAATCAAAAGGCTTACCCATATTGGAACGACTATACGTTGCCGCAGTTTTGATACACTCTAATTGGCATTGCTCTGATAGTTTTATTAGTTTATCTAAATGATTAGCTTGAGAAAAGTCTTTATTAGAATATAACATTTTTATTTCTTCCCAAGAAGCAACACAACGCTTTACCCACTCATGTTTCATATAAGTGGCTAAGACTTGAATTTCTGCAAGTCCAATCTCCTCAATAAAGCAACTATTATCTGCATCAAAAGCAAGACTTATTCTTGGGAAACGGAAACGGAAAATTGCCATTTTCAAAAATTCAAACCAATCTCGCTGTGCTATCCACATATCATCAGGTACAATCCAATCATCTGAATTCACCCGTGCGAGAAAGGCATCATAAACAGCTTGAAATGGGGTTCCCATAAGCTCACCCCTTAGTTTTCTTCAACGTTGGTTAGACTTAGCGCCGCGAGTAGGTCGTAGTCAAAAAACTTCTTGCACCAGGATACAATAGTATTATCATATGTATGAGAACTTACGAGATAATTGATAATATCATCTTGCTCACCTTTGTTGGCGTTCTTAAAGAGAAGATAAATCTTACTCTTATCACCAGACTTGAAAATATCTTCAATACTATCAGTCGTATCAGATAGCGCGCTTTCTGGTTCAGTTAGACCTAAATCATCACTGTCGTTACGTGCGGTGCAAATTAGATAGCCAAGTTCAAACATTTTACGAATACCATAATCGCAAATGCTTTCCTGAATTTCATCATAAGGAACACGTAGCTTCATATTAGGAAGCAGCTCCCTACGTACACGAAGCGCTGGAATTGAATACACCAAGCTGCCGCGCGTCTTATTCTGAATTTCTACTAAACGAGTATCGCTCATAGTAACCTCCTTTTATCTCCAAAAAGAAAAGGGAGAGGGAGTACCTCTCCCCATATATTAGCTTAGATTGTCCCAGCCTTCCGCAACAATGCCAGTATTTTCGTAGATGCCCCAATAGTTGAGAGGAGTAATCATACCAACGCCAACCTTGGTGTAGGTCTGAATTTCCATAGAGCGATCGCCCTTATTCTTATAGTCATCAACGATAGTATTGCCTTCAAATGCAATCTTCACTAGCTTTTCCTTGCCAGCAGGCAGTACATATGCAACCTTTGGATTGACAACAAACTTAGTGTTGGTTTCATCTTCAAAGCTCTGTGGTAGTACAACTACTGGATAACCACGGAAGCGACCAATGTAACCAATCTCACGAATTTCATCCAAATCCTTAGTTGGAATGTTTGGAGTAGCGTTAGTGAAAGAAATCTGGTTGCTCATTTCCGCAGCGAACTGTGGCGCGCAGAGGATAACAGGAGAGCCGTAAGCACTTACAGTATTACAAAGCTGAACCATCGCGGTAGCATCAAAAGCACTAACAGTCTTCTTATTCGCGGCAGGACGACCGGTGTTATTCCAAGAAGCAAGTAGGCACTTCTGAACTTCCTCATAGAGGATATCACTCATACGTTCAACAACAATATCATATAGTTCAGCTAGAGTCTCTAGACCATCGAGATAACGCTCGAAGTCAATAGCAACTGCCGCGCCATATGCGCTGATGTCGATTGTGAAGTCAGTGCTGTCGAGACGGAAGGTCTCATAAGTGCCAGCTGGGCCGACCTTAGTTACAAACTGCTTCGCACGAGACTTACCAAGACGACGCTTGAATACTGGCTTAGTACCCTGAGCAAAGCGCTGTACTTCAGCAAACATGCCGAAAACAGAAATAATCTTATTGGGTAGGATATCATCAACCTGAGTCTGAATTAGCTCATAAATATCATACTTATTGCGGCGGAACATATTGTAATCGCCAGCGAGCTTGCGGAACTCTTCGCGGAGAGCGCCTTCAACATCTTCAACTGTGCCTTCAAAATTCGCAGGAACGCGATTATGAATGGCGCAATCAGCTAGATCATATAGAACCTTATTCATAATTACACCTCCCACAAATTAGCAAGCAGCAAAGGAAACTTTGATGCCTGGTTCGCCATTTGGCATTGTATAGAACTTAATTACCTTAGCAACAGTAGTACCAGCAGCAGCCTTAGCAAGCTTTGGCGCAGCTTGACCTGGCTCAATTACTAGATATAGAGGAGTAGTACCAATCGCCTTTAGAGCGGTAATAACAGCCTCATCATCAGTAAAATCAGTAGTGTCATAGCAGAAGCAGTTGGTGGTATAACGGTCTTGAACCTCTGGCATACCAATACGAGGATACCAAGTATTTGGCTTTAGTGCCCACTGATTCATACCGCTGACATAAGGATTATATTCCTTTTCGTTTAGATACATAACGCCTACATGCTCAGTCGCGGCTTCTGCTGGACGTGCGACACCCTTCACATCATCATAAACAAGCCACATACCATTTTCACAAGGCTTGTCATCAGTAAAGTCAGCACTTAGTGGAAGCTGCGCAAAAACGCGAGCTGTCTCAGGCCAGCTGACATGGTTTAGCTCAATAGTAGCATACTTTTCAGTCTTAAAACGCTGAATAGCCATTAGTTATTCCCCCTTCTTTTTCTTATACTCATTCAAGATTCTGAGAGTCGGGTTGCTATTGTCCTCTTCCAAAGAGGGAACCCTATGATGAGACGGCTTGTTCTTACGCGCAAAATTGATAGCAAGTTTGCTCTCAATTTGCTCCAAAGAGAAAGCGTCTTTATTTTCTTTTACTTCTTCAAGTACATCCGCATCGACAAGCTCAGAATACTCATCAATAACAGATTCCTTTTGAGCCGCGATGGCTTCATTTTCTTTAGCTTCATATTCTGCAATACGAGTTTCATAAGAAGCAATCTTATCATTTAATGCCTGAATTTGAGATGGATAATCACTAGCAGTGAATTCATCAATCTTAGTATTAGCCGCGGCAAGATCAGCAGTTAGCTGCTCATTAGCTGCGGATATTTCATTATACTTTGCCAAAGCACTTACAACAGAATGATTTTCTCCACCAATCGCGGCGAAAGCATCAAAAGCTTCCTTGTCCTCTTCATTGAACAGAACGACGTTCATTTCTGCCTCTTCGCCAAGTACAACGGCATTTTCATCAAGAGAATAGTTCACGCTCTTGTAGTTGCCACCAACAATGCTGCCAAACTCAACATGGTCATCGGTAACATTGATTAGTGCATAATCAACAATACGCTCGCCATTCTCGTCTACGTTCTTATTCACAGCATCGAAAAGAGCTTGAATCTTATTATCTTGAGGTAAGTTTACTTTGTATCCCATTTCTTCTATACCTCCTTTATTCTCAGCAACTAGCTGAGAAAAATTATTTTGAATTTCTTCTTTCATATGAGAAAGTATCGTTTCGATATTATTTTTACCATCCTGTGCTTCATAGAAACAAGCCTCATCGAAACAAGGCCGCACATTATCTCCTAGCACACAAAGGCCATAGACAGAGCAACTATCATAAACATAGTATGTTTCTCCATCGACTTCGCGCCAATCACCCGTAATAGTGCGAGGATTTAGTTCCATTGATTGACCTTTGGAAGGAATAATCTTAGCTTCATCATAACGACTTGTCCAAAGAACAGCATCGAAACAAGCATATTCATATTCCTTACCATCAGCTTCTGTTCGTTTTTCCCAAGCAAAATGAGCATTTTCTGGCGGTACAAAGCCATACGCGCGAGTGTCGTTGATTGTAAGATGGCTGCTAAAGTCTTTATCTTCTGCTACGAAGCGACCAATGATAGGGGAACCGGGTAATTCCTCTACCATTCTATTAGCTACTTCATCTGTGAAGTAACTACCATTTGCATTACCATACTTACGAAACACACTAACGCGTGTTTTGCTCATATTTGGGTTTAGCTCATATGGAACCAGCTTATCTGTTATTTGAATATCAAAACTAACTGGAATTTGATTAGCCATTGGGCCTACCCCCTATATTACATTGCGTCTCTATTAGAAATCGTTTTATCACTTTTTTTGCTGTCCCGCAGTTCGGGGCGCCCTGGTTCATTATTACTGTCTTTATTATTGGTATTTATTTTACCTTTTTCCGCGGAATTTTCAGAATTTCCTAAAGTGTGAGAAGATTGTAATGGAACCATTTTTGTATCCAAGTCAAGTAGATCATTTTCGAGGTAAATAATGTCACTAATTTCAGATTGCTTAATTCCTTGCGCAACAGCAGTAAAGATTTTAGAATAACCATACTGCGCGCCCTTTAAGTATAAATCCATCATATCCGCGCGATTATGAACAGTAGTAGGCAAAAGAGTAACACTAATTTGAATTTTCGCATCACCAAATTTATCATTGAGAAGGAAACGTAGCCAATTAGTGTACTTCTCACAGAAGCCATACATCATACTAGTATCCTTATCTACTGAATAAGTTAAAGCAGTATTTCCTTGAGCATTAAATAGCTGTGCTGAAATACCTAAACTAGCATATAGGTTTTCTTCAAATTTTTCAGTCTTATTAGTTTGAGCTTGAGAAGAAGAAGATTGAGTGTCTTCTAGCTTCATATCACCAAAACCCGTGATGACATCTAGTTCATCATTGTCTGATAACATATTAACCAGGCCTTCGTGAATTACGGCAGTTTCTTCAATAGAGACAACCGGTTCATTAGTTTTACTATCAATAGGCATTTTATTGATTAGAAGCTTACGGAGTTCCTGCTGGTCGCGCTTTGCTTCACGAATATTACTTTCATCTAAACGAAGAATTTGCGGAATAGCAGTAGCAAACAGTGGGATAAAGTCGCCAAAATAAAAAACAACACCTAAAGTGTCAGGTACTAAATACCAACTATCCATCGTAATATTAGCTGTATTGTTATGATAGCGATTGTATTGTCTTACTACTTCTGGCGGGAAAAGTGCTAACATATTCTCACGACGACTTTGGTCTTTGATAGAATCAAAATAGCAAAGATTAAACTCTAATAAATCAATACCTTGTGAGTTTTTGTAGCGACTTCGGCAATATTCAGAAGGCAGCTGTTGAAACACACACCCATCATCATATTGGCGAAAGAAACCATAATATACCCCGTTCTCAAGCACTTTGAGCGTAATTTCATGGAAAGCCTTTGCTAAATCTAACTTGTCCATAAATTTCAATACATTATCATAACGAGTTTGAATTTTATTTTTTGCAATCTTTCCTATACGACGTGGTACTACTACAAAGTCAAAAAGTAAAAGATTGGCATAATATAGTAGTGTCCGTTTGTAAATGCCACTATAACGATAATAAAATTTACTTAGTTCGCGCAAATCTTCTGGTGAACCATAAGTAAGAGTAGAAATAACTTCCTTCATATTGTAATATTGACAACTTACAGGATCGGAAGAAGTAGGATAAACTGTGTAAGCATTATCTCTAGTACCTACACGTTTATTACTCATACTCTCTATTTGAGATTTAAAATTGGCAAACTTTTGTGCAGCTTGCCGTTCTTCCTCTGTCATTAACATTACCTCCCCTTAGTAAAGAATAAATACTTGCTCATATCTCTATTACGGCGGCGCTGGCGATAGTATTTATCTTCATATTCCTTTATGCGCCATAGATTATATTCAAAGCTTGAAAAACGGTCTTTTAGTATACGAGAACTAATACGTTCTACTTCTAAATTTGAGACTGTGTTTTTGATTTTTAGATTGCTAATTTCATCAAAAAGACGGCTAGTCATTTCATACGGAAGTAAGAACTCAACACGTTTCTGTGGCGTCATGCGTTGACCTTTCACAGTCTCCATTAGCTTACTGCGCGCGTCACGTTCATGGGCGAGAAATCTTACGTGGCCGCCAGTAACTTGAGTATAGAAGTTGCTGTGAATTTGTGTATTGAGGGTCGCATTAGCTTTTAGCGCGTATACTACTCGTTCCCAGCTTGGGTCTTGATTAGGGTAGTTTTCGTCATTTATTATACCTAGTGGTTCTAATGATTCACCGGTTTCAGGATCTATTTGCGTGTCCATCATATAGTCAGTCAAACCAGAACCAATACCGTTCGTATCTATACAAATCTCACGGAAATGAAAAGCCTTATGCAGTTTTTTGATTTTTATGGCCTGGTCAATAAATTTATCTCCATTGATAACAATAACATTTACTAAGCGTTTTTGAAAATAAGTTTCTTTTGGTACATTCTTTACTATTGTAATAACAGTATTACAACTAAATCTACCAACGTCAACAGCACACATATACCATGCGCCGCCAGCAACACTACGGGCACTGGCTTGACGTTCAGCGCGCAGAATAGTACGGTATTTTTGAAGCTTGTCACTATTTATCCAACTATCAGCGCTTGACCCGCTCCATATTGACAAAAATTCACGTCCGAATGAATCAGCATTATAACTTGAAGATAGTTTTAAGTCTTCGATATATTGGCCATCTAATAGTCCAGTAGCCGCGGGAACACGATAGTCGCCACCAGCAACATATGCCGTATCAGGAGAAAGAACTGAAATGACAGTAAAATCAATTAGTTTCTCATAAGCATAACAGGCTTTTGGGCCTGCAGAAGTTATCCAAATCTGGCTTTGGGTTTTTTCTCCAGGAGTGATACGTCCAAGTATATCCCTTCGAGAAACGTTGAGAGTAGGTAATACACGTTCATTTACTTCATTCCCATCAAGAAGAGCAGCTTCATCAAAAACTCCTGAATGACGCCTAATACCTCTCGTGCCTGCTGTGGTTCCGACCACATCAAACATTGAGCCATTTCTAAAAATAATCTCAATATAATCATTACTTTCATGCTTAACAAGAACTTCTTTTTCTAGTAGCGGGAATAGGCGGAAAATTTCTGTAATTTTTTCAGACATAACCTTTACACCAGTTTTCTTTACATCTGTACAAACAAAACTTTTTTCGCCTGGAAGAAGACTACATCTTACAAAGCGAGTAAGTATACTCATAAAAGATTTAGAATAAGCACGAGTAAAAGTACCAAATACATAACGGAATCTCATGGTCGCGCGCATGAAAAGGCGTTGATAAAAATAGAACTTAAATTGAGAATCAGATGGTTTGTATATATCTAGCATTACATCAGGATAAGCAAGCCAGCAATTCAACCATTTCTCAATCGTATCTCTATTCTTCAGTACCCAATCTTCCGTTAGCATGAATCCTTTCTGAATCTGTATACCATCTTTAGTGGCAATCTTCTCATTCATCCGTAATCTCGCCCCCGTCATCATCATCATACTCTACAATGGCGGGCGCGCTAGCATCATAAGATTCTAGCTCTTCATCTGTACGATTTTCTTCTGCTAATTGTTGAGAAATCTTGTAGCTTTCCGCGCGTTCACGTACAAGTTCACCAAGATTAGGTTCATTCTGTACAAGCCGCCGCAAATAAGTTTGCTGATTATGGATAGTAAGGTCAGCTAAATCTCTGTCTTTCCCATCATAGAATTGCGGTGTATAGCCTTTCTTTACAAGGAAATTCATAAGTTCACCAACGCTTTCTAATTCGCCATAATTACGCGAGTTCTTAGGCTCAAAGCCGCCAGCTTTCACTAGATCATTATATGACTTTAGTTCCTTACTAGCATCTTCGCCTCCGCGAATTTTGTTGCGAATGGTTATGCTAAGACGGCAAAGATTCTCCGCTTGATCTTTCTGTATAGAAGTAATAATGTTCTGTGTATGGTCAGTATCATCATACATCTTCTCCATTACTTCCAGTTCATCAGAAGTATAGTTATCGCCCCAACGCTTGCGCGCCTTAGCTAACCATTCTTCATTCATTATTTCAACATACTTATTTAGCATGTTACTATTTTGACGATTCTTCCAAGTATTATTTACTTCTGTCCAATCCACGCGGTTTGGACGTTCCAATCTTGCTTGATTCTTGAGGATATAGGCGCGAAGCGTAGTCGCGCCATTATCTTCAAATAACTTTATCCAATCATCGGGGAAAAAAGGAACATCCAAATATTGCAACATTTTATCTACTTGCTGTAAGTCTTGATAATCAAAAATATCATGTAAACAGTCAAAGCAAAGGTCACAGTATCCTTGCCTAAACCAAATAGCATTAGTTTTAGGGAAGTCCAGATTTGATTTGGAAGAGCCGCAATAACGACAAACCATTTTAGCCATTATTTTGCACCTTCTTATCTCTTATTATTTTATCACACTTTTTACAGCGCGCGGCAAAACCATCACGATTTTCATTCTTCCTTACAAAAAAGTGAGAATCGCGTAATAGGCGCTTGCCACAACAAGTGCAGGTTTTCCACATAGAGGGATTCGCGCGATTGTCGAACTTTAGCTGTTGTATGGTAGCGGTTTCTGCAATTTGTTTACAAGTGTTTTTATATAAAGTAGAAATGTAGTTCACATTATAGCTGACGTTGTATAATTGTTTCAACTCAGTCTTTATGCGTTCATTCGTATATTTCAATACTTTTCTATCTAGAATATGTTGTTGAATAAGAGTCAATTCGCTATCATCTTGTAAATCATCTAGTGTCATAAGTATATACTTCATTTGCCCATTCAAGTCATCATAAGAACTTTCCTTTAGACTACTATAATGTTCAAAAAGCTGATAAATATGCTCAGGATTTGTTAGATCTAAAGTATGCTGTTTTATAGGTCGCCAATACTCTAGACGCGCGAGACAATAATTTTTCTGAATACGAAACTTTACACCTTCATAAGTTAGGTAACAATACCACTTATCCTCTCTTATGTTTTCGCCGCCAGAAGCACAAAGAAAATGCCAAAGAGAAGAAAAAGGACTACTTATATGGTTACCGCCATTAGCAGTAGGAAGAATGGCATAATAAGAAGGTAGCTTATTGGTACAGTCGTAGTAGGTTCCTCCTGTATATGCGCGGGCTGGCATAGGCGGCTGTAATGTACGGGAAGACATAACACTTTTCTTCCTTATGTCAGCCCTAACACTTTCTGTGAACCCTACTATGCGTGTGGGCTTCGTATGGGTGGAAGAATACTTTTCGTAGTCTTCCTCAAACCTATCCCCCGTTGCTTCCGTCCAATATCCCGCATTACTAAACCAATTTATGGGAGTAGTGTGCGGGAAGGTGTGGTGGGCGGGAATAGGTGGACAGTAGCTGTTTTTTAAGTAGTATTGGTGTTTTCGTAAGTCAATAAGTAAATGGTTCTTTCGATAAGCTAACAAACCATTCCAAGTGGTGAGAATGAGTTTTTCTTCTTCGGTGGCAGGCTGTACTTGGCCGTGCCAAATACGTAGCTGACGCTCTATTCTATCAATACTGTCCCATAGCTCAATCATGCCAGGAATAAGACTGTCGCCGGGGTCAGCACCATCGGCGCTTGGGCGTTTTATAGTTGGGCGGGGATTTGTGTAGCTGTTCTTTTCTTCATATGATTTTAAGTTTGCTTCTTGAGTAGGAAAGTCTGGTGATTCCTGTAAGGCTTCTAGGCTTTCGGCTTTCTTTTTATTATAGCTATCGTGTATGGTATTTGGTTTTAATATCTTTTTCTGTTGTACTAAATTGGTCAATTTTTGCGAATCTTTCCCAAATAGTATGTAATCTGCTAATTTTTCTAGTTGAATGTAAGCACTAGGTGCATTGCGGCGCAAAGGACTAGAGGCGCTAGGATTGGTGCCGGCGCCTTGTATGCCGGCCTTGCGGTGGGCGGAGTCCAAAGCCGCTATTAGTTCTTCTTCGTTTTGGTTTATTATGTTAGTGGCGGCGCTAACACGTTCTACATCTGTATATAGGGTATAGTCTAGATTATGTAATAGGTTCATTAGATGTCTCCTTTGGAGAGCTAAAGTGGTAGTTGCATAAGCTATAATAATTGTGGCTCTCCATTATATAATGTTAGTTATTTATTTTTTCCTTTTGATATTTTATTATAACACAGATTTTTTATTTTGTCAAATATTGAGTAATGGAAATTTTTATTTTGTAGACTGCTTAGGGAATTGATTTTGGAGTTCTTGGAAATTTTGTGGGTGGGGCCGCCTCTAAAATAACACTCGTTTTTTATAACGCCCGAAATATATCCCCCATTATTTCATTTCAAGTTAGTTATGACTAACAAACTATTTGAAAAACATTCGTTATATAATTTCAATTATAATAACGGCTGTATTTCATCTTCCCGAATAACGGGTATTATATAATAAACAAAATATAATTATGAGAATATAATTGTAGAAATATAATGATAAAAATATAATTGTCAAAATGTAATGATAAAAATATAACTATAAAAATAGAATGATTATAAAAATATAATTATATCATATAATTGTAAAAAAATAATTATATTGTATCATTATAAAAATATAATTATATTATATAATTATACTATCATAATTATATAATATAAAAAAGGGGAGTTTTACTCCCCTTGACAAAGTCGTTTGAATTCTGCTAGCGTCATAGAATCGCCAGCGTCTAGTGCATCAAATAACTTTTGTTCTGACTTGCGACTTTGGTAAAACTGTTTAATCGCAAGACCGAAAAGATTTTTGCGCTTTTTGATTTGTAGCATATTTGCACTTTGCAAACATGCCAGAAAATTCTTCTGCGTGAAAACATAGCTAATGTTTTCTACGTGTTCAAAGGGAACACCTTCTTCATTTTTGGTTATGGGCGCATACACTATGTAAGTCGCTCTTGTTATCGGTCTGCTAGTGCTCTTGAGATAGCCCAGCAAACTTTCTTCGCTGTCAAACACTGGGTTCAACAGCCAACAAGCAGACGACTTAACTTCGATTGAACGATGTGCATGGCGGATATCTGTATCGCCTTGAGCGTGTACACGCTCAATTTTACCCGTCAGATATTCGCGGACGCGAATCTCGTATCCCCTGCCGTATCTCCCTTTATCGATTGTGTTTGCTTCATAGCTAGCCGCGGCTGTATTTGCGCTTGTCATATCGACAACCAGCCGCGTGCCTTCTCTTTCGTCTTCTTGCGCACGTTTATGTTCATCGTGCGAGATGAAGTCCATAATTCTTCGATACTGCGCATAGTTTGCGCACTCGTAGCGGATGATATATTCTCCCATGTTATCGCCTCCCTGCCTTGTCAAGCTTGCGCATAGTCCGCACAAGCTCTAGACGATATCGCCGCGCTTCGTCCCAGCGGTGAGACTGTACAGCCTCCCGCGTCATCGCCTGCATGGTATAACGATATAACGCGATAGTTCTACCGCGTCGTGCATACTGCTGGGCGACGTTGCGATAATACCGCGCCAGCTGACTGCTGGCAACATTCGCCAGCAGGATTTTTTCCATCTTGATTTTATTCATTTTTTCTTTCCTCCTTTTTAAAGGTTCAAGCCCTTTACAAAGCACTTGCATTGCAAGTGCTTGAAAAAGGTTTACATTATAATACATCTTTCCAAAATTTCTGAATGACTTCCAAATAATCGAAACAAGCTTGAGTGCCAATAATATTTTCTTCCATATGCTTAAAATCATATAACTCGTGAGCATCTCGTAAGCCCACGATTATTTCATCTATATATTCCCGGCAGAAATACGCATAATTGTCTACCGCTTCCTCGTATTTCTCCTGCATGCTCATGCGATCTTTTAAATATTCAATCGCACGACTAGCAGTAAAATACTCGTCGTACACTTTTGGGATATAGGCACTATAAATTGTGCCCTCTCCCTCATGCTCATTGATGATATCATCAACCGCTTTATTGTATTCCCGCGCGGTTTTGATAATTTGGTAAATGCTCATCATAATTATCCTTCTTTCTTGTTCGTTTATAATAGATGTATTGTGACTATTCAATTTTCTCGGCGCTATGCGCCACGCTTGCGGTCGATTGACCACCCGCGAACCGTTTCCCTCGGTTGCAGGTATATTATACGACAAGCAAACGCAAAATACAAGCCTTTTTTTAAAACTTTTTTCCCATCACATTATATCACATTGACAGATACCTGTCAATCTTTCCTCTAGTACGTTGAACGTAATAGCCGAAGGGTTGATTTTTTCTATATATTGCTGTATAATATAAGCAAGTCAAGAGGAATGAAAACAACCGATTGACAAGAAGATAACGATACTGTGAAAAGTGCCTAAAAAAAGAGGTGATTTTTTGTGAAAACTGCACAAAACCCAGTGCCGCGATAGGAAAAGGTCGATATATAACAAGTCGATATATAACAGGTCGATACATAACGGATATGATATATAACAGGCAATTCCCACCCATCTGGTAGGAATTAGGTATAACTAACTGCCGCCTGCCGTTCTGCCCGTCGAGGGCACTTTTCAAAACGTCGGCTCGCCGAGCCGCGTCCGGAATCTTTGCAAGCAAAAGCAGCTACGTTTTTTGAAAACGACAAAGCAGCTACGAATTTTGAATAGTAGGCAGCTGTACCTCCAGCGGGCACGCCGCCAATGAAAGGAGCTAAAGCAATGAAAAAATTTTATGAACCAGAATATGTATGGTATGTATTTTTTCGAGGACAAAAATTTGACTACTACTTTGGCATTTATTCCGACCTGCATACAGCCATTGAAACAGCAAAAGACTTTGTTGTGAATGAGAATGCAAAACTGGTGACAGCATTTCAAATGATAGAATCCGCGAAAGACTGCGAATATTATGTTGCAACTGGCAAAACATTGTTTAATGCTTCCTTTAAATGCTATATACAACGTGTTGAAATAGACATGCCTATTGAAGAGCCATAAGGCTCTTATTATCTCTTACGTTCAACGTATGATTATCTGCCTCCAGCAAATAAAAAAACTTTTATAAAACCCTTGACAAATTGCTCAATTCATGCTATACTATATTCAGAAAATAAAAGAAAGGTGGTCACACTATGAACGACTATCAGAACCGAACTGGCATTGATGCAATCAACAACATCGAAAATGAAGAGGAATATGTGATTTTCCTCGCGGCACTTAATGCCAAACGAAAGGAACTTGATGCACGAAAGGACGAACTGAAGAAAGAAGAACAGTGTCGCATTATGGCAAGTGCTTTCAGTAAATGCGACAATGTTTTGGGCAAAGCTGCTGATGATGCTTTTGATTCGTTCGATGCTGCTAGAGATAGTGTATACATTAGTATTCCGCTGAACACCATACTGGAACTGCTATCTGATGCCGGAGCCACGGTACGTTTTCCTCCCGAACGTCTTGAAGATGATGATCATGACGACGAAAGATTCTTGACAGTCTGGTTTGATTCGCTGGATTTTGAGAAGATGAAGCTGGATGAGGACAATGATTTGATGATTCCTGTCTACTACTAATATAATAGCGGCGATTACGCCGCTATTACTTTAGCTTGTATTACTACGTTGAACGTATGAGATACAGGATTGACTTTCTTTTCTTTCTATGATATAATCTAATCAACAAATGGGAAAGAAATTCCCTAGTAGAAAGGATGTTGTCTAATGTATAAGTCAGATACTCAGTTATTCTTTTCTTGGCTGTATAGCTTGATTCTTCTTTCCTTGCGTTTTCTCGCTGGCGGCGCACTAGCAGGTGTATTCGCATGGCAGGTGGTGAATAGAATTCTATGGGAGTGTAATCTGCCTATTCTGCCGTACTGGTGGTATTGGTTTCTGCTTGTAACAATGTTCATCTTGAAAATGTTAATGAAGAAGGAAGCGTTTAATGATGTTGACTAGTGTTTATGTAGTAATGTGGAAAAATGATGCTGGTGATACTTACCCTATTGGGGTATACACTTCTTTAGAAGATGCCAAGCATCATCGAGAAAAATGTATCAACGCTATTAAAGATTCACAACTTCAAGATGAATTCAAACAATTCTTCTCCGAGGAACATTGTGAATATTATATCGAACCATCTGCTCTCCATTCCTAACAGGGCGGCGAAAGCCGTCTTTTTTATTATTCATACCTACTACGTTGAACGTATGAATTTCATTCTGCAATTTCATTTTTGATATTTATTGAATCATAACAATTTCATTCTCCCGAAATTCCATCCCGAAATTCAAAAATAATTTAAAAATAATTTCCCGAAAAGGCTTGACATTCTCCTTATACTATGCTATAATAATACCATCAAGAGAAAGAAAAGGAGATTAAAACAATGAAAGTCTTTACTGTTATGTTCCATACTGGCTCTGAGGACATGATTGCCAATGTCTTTGCCTCCGAAGCCGCCGCGAAGGAGTGCGCCGAAGATTGCGCGGCTAGTTTGTTTCCCGCTAACAAGTTTAGCTGGAATGGTCATTTTCTTACCTGTAAAGACAGGTACGAAGAATGGTCAGTTCAGGACTGGACTGTGAAGGAATAACGAAAGTTATTCCCCTCTTTTAATAACTAATACGTTGAACGTATAAAAAGAGAATATCACAACATAAAAAATTTTTATAAAACCTCTTGACAATCTTTCCTTTTTATGATAGAATAAGTCATAAAGAAAAGGAGTGATAACAATGAAAACATACTATGCAGCATTTGGTCATTGGTATGGTCACGACGCTCTACTGAAAATTTGTGATACAATAGAAGAAGCAAAAGCCGCAATTTACGAAGCTGCCGCGGAAAATAAGAAAGCAAAAAATGAGTATGAACCCGCTTATGATACATATTATATCACTGCTGAGACTGTTTAAAGGAGGTACATAATTATGAATGAAGTTTATGTAGTACTTGATGATTGGAATGAAAGCACCAGCTTATTTGGAGTTTATGCTTCTTTTGCAAGCGCGAAGAAAGCAATCAATAGATGGGTTGGTGATGAAGAGGGTGAATGGACTTCTGAAAATTGCTTGGAACTCAACGACGGTGGAATGTATCGTATTGTAACTCGCACTATTGAACCATAACATAAGGCGGCAATGCCGCCATTCTATAGTTATTACGTTGAACGTAATAACTTAATACTTGACCTTATACTAATTTTATGATATAATACAATCAATAAAAGAAAGGAAATAAGTTATATGATTATTTATCTTAATCGGTACAATGAAACAATTTGGCATAACAAGAAAAATTGTGAACAAGATTTGGACGAGTGTTTAGATGCTAATTTAATAGGAGGGGCACATGTAGGTAGTTTCTCTATTATGCAAAAAGCCCTTGACATTTGCGAAGCAGTACATAATAAAAATTATTCCTATGCTGGCAAAACTATGGCAGAAATGATACAACTTTATGAAAAAGAAAGGGATAAATTTTATAATGATTTTTATGCTACGGTAGAGTGCGGCGACAAGGAAGAAATGAAGAAAGAACTCACTGCCCTGATTGAAGCAGATTATACTTATGGAGATGAAGAATGTGATACGGAGGACTAAGTCCTCCCTTCTTACTTAATACGTTGAACGTAGTAACTAATCTTTTAACATAAAAAGTTCTTCTACTAAAGCCCTTGACAGAATTTTGAATCTATGATATACTTATCTTAGAAATCAGGAAAGAAATGAACTGAAGGGAGAATAAATTATGAATGAGTCGAAAGTAATTGATTTCACCGCTATTGAAACGCCGGAGCAGGCTGATGATATCATCAAGGCATTGACCGACTACAAAACAAAGTTAGTAAACGAATCAGCTAAAAATTTGCGAAAAGGCGTTGAAGAACATGTAAATGAATTTATGCGCTTTTGTGAAGCAGGAGACAGAATTGTTTATCTCTTTATTCCTGAAGAAGCAATCAAAAATCGCGTGACTTATACAGTTGATGATATTGAAGGATATTTATTTTCACTTGATTCTGACACCTTAAACGACATTATCATAGATGATACTAATAATATTGTATGTGTGATGTCAGAACTTAATTGAGAACTGGCGGCTTAACCGCCTTCTCTTATAAGATACTACGTTGAACGTAAGATTTTATTCCTCCAGCAAAGAAAAATCTTTCATAAAAATTCTTGACAACTTTCTTATTCTGTGTTATACTTATTATAGAAATAAGAAAGAGGGCGATTCCCATGACGCACATTCTCGCGGCGTTGATTGGAGTTTTCATTGGTATAGTGTTTGCGCAGTTTGACACAACTTTCTTTACTTATTGGCAATGGGTTATCCTGTGGTCATTGACTACATGGTGTACCTACTGCGTAGGCAAAGTTTGGCATATTGCATGGAAGGAGAAAAAGAATGACTATGACATGTAAAGAATTGGTAGCGTATTTGGAAAAAGCAATAACGATTGTAGGCGAAGATACACCGGTATATATCTATGATGACGATATTGAAAGTGTAAAATGTGATGTTGAATTGACAGAAGACACAAAAGCTATTAGGATTATCTGAGGGCACATCGCCCTCTTATAACTTAATACGTTGAACGTATTAAATAATTACTTGCCTTTTCTCTACTTTTCTGTTATAATATAGCCATCAAAAGAAAAGGAGATAATTTTATGAAAATCTATATCAATGATTGCGATGAAACTATGTGGCACAATGAAGAAAACTGGCGGGAAGATTTGAACGAGTGCCTGCTCAACAACTGGGTTGACATTGCAGAGACCAACGGGACAAGTCTTGAAATGCTAGCCGTGAACTTTATTGTTAGCCTTTGCTGTGGTGATTTTGTCACTGCTGGCGATTGGTTGCGACAGATGAAAGTAGCATATACCGCGACTTACAAAGTTTTCATTGAAAGAAATTCACGGACTATTGAAGGAAGTGTAGCGGAAGTAATGGATATTGCAGAACAGATGTATGAAAGTGATTATATATGGGGAGACTACGAAGAGGATTGATCCTCTTCCTTTTATTCTACTACGTTCAACGTATGAGAAAGTTCCCTATTTTTTAAAACTTTTTTCAAAAAACATATTGACATTTTCTCAAATCTTTGATATAATAATCCCATCAAGAGGAACGAAAGAAACGCAAGACGTCACGTTTCAAGTTCTTTCTGATAGGCACTTAAACTAAACGACGGTGCGCTAAATGCGTGCGGAAAAAGGAGAAAAAATTATGACTAAGACTGAGCTTTTCAATGAAATCTTCTCTAACTACACTGACGGCATTCAGATCGACACCACGGAATTTGTTATTCCGGTTGATGGCGAATTTCTGAGCGTGAGTATCGGCCGCAAGTCCACGAAGGACACCAAGCGGAGCAAGGCTTTTGACCTTGAGAAGGCTCTTGCAGACTGGGCCGTCAAGCAGGAGAACGCCAGCAAGCCGCGCAAGAAGAAAGAGGACAACCCGGAAGTGATCGCGGCAAAGGAAGCTTTCCGCGCCGAAGTCGTTGACTGTATCAACGCCATGGGCGATGAAGGTGCGACGGCGCAGGAAATCGCGGCAATGTTCCCGCCGGAGCGTGAAATTAGCTGGCAGAAGGTCAGCGCCGTTCTCAAGGCTCTTGTGAATGAGGGCCTTGCAGATAAGGTTGACAAGGGCGGAAAGGCAGGTTATAAGATGGCATAATGAGAAGGGGCGAAAGCCCCTTCTTTTTTTTATAAAAAAATATAATACGTTGAACGTAAGAACTTAAAAGTTGACAATAAAGTAAAAGTATAGTATAATGTAATCACAATAAAGAAGGAGGAAAACAAAATGAAAATTGTATATTATGCTGAGGATGGAACGGAATTCGAGACTAAAGACGAATGTGAAGCATACGAGCAGGAACAGGAAAATGCAAGAAAGAACTTCATTTCCCATATGTATGATAGCAAGGGCAATGAAGTCTTTCTGAACGACTTTGACAAAGTAGGCAATATCGACTACTTTGATATCAAGAACAAAGAAGACCTTCAGATTCTATGGGACGAACTAGCCGAAAAATATTACGTTAGCATGCCCGACCAAGTTGGTCAATGGTATTATAACTATGAAAAAGACCGCTGGTGCAACTACAACGAATTGAAGGAAGATTATATCTTCATGAATAAAATCTTTGAGGGATAATATCCCTCTTTTCTGTTTATTACGTTGAACGTATTAACAAGTTAGCTATTTCGCCACGAAAAATTAAATTTATCTATTGACAAAATCATTCTACCTATGTTATAATAAATCATCGAAAGATAAAAGGAGAATAAAAAATGAATAAATGGATTTGGTTCGATCTAGACGGAACGCTTTATAATTTATATAAAGTGCCGAATTGGTTGCCACGCTTGCGGCGCGAAGATGTGAGCGTATATTGTGAAAAAGGCTTTGAACGCGGAAGCATTAACCGAATTGTAGAAGCGTGCAAAGCATTGAAAGAAGCAGGTTTCCACATTGGCGTTATTAGCTGGGCAGGAAAAGGCGTAAGCAAGAAAGATGATTTCTTTAATCTTACGCGCACGGTAAAAACGCAATGGGTAGAGCAGTATTTCCCCGTTGCAGAACAAGTCATTGTCTGCGAATATGGAAAAGAGAAAAGCCTGTTCGCGGTTTATGGTGATATCCTTGTGGATGATTCACTGGAAGTTAGAAAAAACTGGCGGCGAAACTTAGGAAGTCGCGCCATCAACGCAAAGAAGGGATATATCAAGGAATTATATAAAATTTGTTATGAAGGGGAGGAATGATATTCCTCTCTTGTACTTTAATACGTTCAACGTATTACCTTTTAACTTGACTTTTAATGCTGGCGGCGTTATAATATAGTCACTAAATGAAAAGGAGATAACAAAAATGACTATCTACGTTGATCATTATGACTTTATTTATTTTCGCAATAAGCAAGATTGTTTGGAAAATTTGTCAAAAGGTTATCAATGTGCTAAAAAACTTATAACGGATTTAGGTCACAAAGAGCCGCGTGCTATTACTCATGTAGCCATGTATACTGGGCTTATTCCTAAACTAAAAGATTTCTTTGAACAGCTTCCATATAATTGTTCACAAGGTGAAGAATACTTTATCAAGTGTTATTATGAAAAGATGACCGATGATGAAGATTTAGATTTTATCAGAGATATTTATATTGATGGAGACAAGGAGGAAGAAGAATGAAAACATTGTATCAAGCTGATGATGGGAAAATCTTTGATAATTATAGTGACTGTTATGATTATGAAGCTGAAAAAACAAAAAAGACATTGCCTGGCTTTATTCAAGATTCTTTTCTTTATGATAAAAATGGCAAGCTTATAACTCAAGAAAAATTTTTAGAATGTCGAGGAAGTAATGTTTATTATGCGGATATTCGCACACAAAAAGATTCTGATTGGTTAGATATTATGACCGATGAAGAATATGCACTTCCTAATGATATTGGAATGTGGTATTATGACTCAAATATAGATGGCGGTGTGTGGATGGATTATGATGAACTAAAAGATGAATATGACAAAAGGACAAAAGTTTTTTCTCAAAATAAAAAAGAAGGCTAACGCCTTCTTTCCTTTATAGAATAATACGTTCAACGTAAGAATTTCCCTATTGCTTTTTCTATTCTTCTATGTTATACTATATCCATCAAAAGAAAGGAAGTGCGCTATATGACTATTTATGTAGATACTTATGATGACATGATATTCCACGACGAAGAAGAATGTCGATGCAATCTTGAACAATCGTTCCTTGACAATGAATTGGAAACTTTTTTTATTGACTACCCCGAAGAAACTAAACGTATGATTACCGCAGTTCTTTATGGAAATGATATTCGGTCAAAGGATATTTATGAATTTGGTAATAAATACGCAGAAAAACTTGAATCTTTCATTTCGGAATATATGCAGGAAATTGACGAAGAAGAAGCCAAAGACTATGAAGCTGGCGGCTGTGACTGGGGCGATTAACCGCCCTTTTTTATTACAATACGTTGAACGTATGATAATAATTTATAAGATGGAAGTTATTGCACTTCCATCTCAACGACATACAGGGAAAAGGTAACATCTTCTCCACCAAAGATATTGATTTTTGAATCATTAAACGATTGCCAGCTAAAACCATCAAACAGGCGTTCGGTCTTTGCTTCATCCTCTGCCGCCTGCATTGCTTTTTCCTTTGTAGAATAAATCCCCAGAATACTGATATCTAAATCCCAGTGCCGTTCAACCATCCAAACTTTCATAATGTTTACCTCTTTCCTTTTTTGATAATCCTATTATACATTATTCCTTAATAAAAGTCAAGATATATTTTCCTACGTTGAACGTATGACTTTTCTTCCCATCACTAAAATTTTGTCTAATTTTTCTATTGACAAAAATCACGTCATATGGTATAATATATATAGAAAGAAAAAAGGGAGGTTTTGTAATGAGTATCAATTTAGTAGACCAGAACGGCAACAAAACGGGAGAGGTTAGCCGCGAGCAGTTCATTCGTGACTATATCGACGCTAAAAGAGAAAAGAACGTTCGTGAAGCGGAAGAACGAGCAAAGCAACAAATGAAAGAAGAAGCGGAAGCAGAAAACAAGAAATTGAATCGTCATACTGAACGCGCCAGCAACGTCGAAAGAAAGCACTTGAAAGACAATGACGCGCTAAACCTTATGAACGGCATTGTCAAAATGTTGAATGAAGCGGATATCAGTTACACGCAAGAAAGCACGAAAAGTGTTATTGTGTGGATGAACGAAAAGAAGTTTGAAATTAAAATTACGGAAAAGAGGAAATAAGAAGGCGCAAGCCTTCTTAAAGTTATTACGTTGAACGTATGAACTTTACTCTTGTACTTTTCGCGCCTTTATGATATAATGCAGGCACAACAAAGAAAGGAAGTGTTTTATATGGATACTGTCTGGCTGGCTGTTGTAGATTATGATTATCCGACTTATGTTGGAGTATTTCCCAGCAAAAAGCAAGCCAAAGAAGCCGCACTTGCTTATGTACGTGGTTTTTATGGGGAGGAATATGAAGAAGATATGGAGTTTGTCTGCAATGATTATATCGGGAAATGTAGTCGAGATGATTACTTGAAGATTTATTTGGAAGAAGTGACCAATTTTGCGAAGGGGTAAACCCTTCCTTTAATCTAATACGTTCAACGTATGAGGATTAACCCCTGAAACTTTAAAAAACTTTAAAAAAGGGATTGACAATTTTCTGGGGCTGATGTATAATATACTCAGCCAAAGGAAAGAAAGCAATCCGCGGCACAAAATAGTGCGGTGCATATTGCACCAGAAAGAAGGTAACTATGGCTAACTATTCCGAACTCAAGCGCAATGAACTTCTCCGACTCATTCGCCAGACGCTTGAAGGGGCAGACCTTGAAGCGCTGACCGTCAAAGCAAACGTTCTTGCCGTTCCGGTCGTGCTGGACGACGAGGACAAGACGGAAGGAACGTTTACCATTACGGTTACTTACAAGAAGGGTAGCCGTGAGGGAGAACTTTATGATCCCTACACCGAAGCGCAAATGTTCCGCGAGAAGCAAGCGGAGAAGGCGCAGAAGGCCGAGGAAGCACGAAAGAAGAAGGAAGCAGACCAGCGCAAGCGCGAAGAAGAAAAGCGCAAGCGCGAGGAAGCGAAGAAGAAGAAGGAGGAAGAAAAGAAGAATGCCGAACTTGACGCGCGAGAGGCCGAGGGAGCAGTTACTGGGCGCATGGTGCGCCAGATGATTGAAAAGGCCGAGACGACAGAAACGGAAGAAACAGAAGAATAAAATAAAGCAGGGCAACTGCCCTGCTATTTTTTTATCAATCTTTGAATCTAATACGTTCAACGTATGAACCCCACTGCCGGTATAACGCCAGTTTTATTACAAATTTAATTTTGAAAATTAGGGCTTGCAATAATTGCGCGACTATGGTATAATAATTGTGGGCGAATTATAAGACGCGACACAAAAAATATTATAGTCGCCGCAAGAAGGGAGCGCCCAAAAAATGAATAAATATTATGAAAACCGTTTGCATGAAATCAATTTTCATCAGCCCAAGCGCAAGGGCAAAAAGCCGAGATTATATCTTGTGCTAGATTGCGAAACGGCTACATTACCATTCGCGAATGAAATGAATCTTTCCGCGAACGATAAGAAAAAAATAGCCATTGCGAAACCGTTAATTTATGATATCGGTTGGCAAGTGATTGACGCTAAAGGCTATGTATATAGCCGCCATGCGTTTTTGGTGCAGGAAACGTTCTTCGTTCCGAACGTTTTCAATACGGCCTATTATAAAGAGAAAAGACCTCTTTATATGGAGAAATACAAGGCCGGGACAATTAGCGCGAAAACATGGAATGAAGCAATAAAAGTATTACAAAATGATTTGCAATATGTTGAAGTCGTTCTTGCTTACAATAGTATGTTCGACTTCAAAAAAGCGATTCAATTTACCGAGAGGTATATTGACGCATTATATAGCCCGTTCTATAACGAATGGGAGGAAGGACAAAAGCGAATCTGCAAAAATATTTTAAATGGAAAAAAATGGGAGAACCCAGAAGAATTTGACCAGTATCATTTTGAGCTGAGGGGCAAGAAATACTTGCTTGCGGACATTTGGGGAGATGTTTGTACTCAACGTATCAATAATGATAAATATCGGAAATATTGCCTTGAGAATAAGCAACTTACAAATAGTGGCCTATTTTTCAAATCAAGTGCGGAAACCGTATTTTCTTATATGTTCAAAGACAATGACTTCACAGAAAGTCATACTGCGGTAGAGGACGCTATTATAGAATCTGATATCCTTGTAAAACTCTTACAAAAGAAAAAAGTTACAATCGGACTAACCTATTTCCCTTTTAGAGAAATCGGGAACGTGTATGATTATTTAACAGAAAAGGGGCTTGCGTACATTCAAAGGAAGGAAGAAAAGGAACAGAACGGAGAAAAGTATAAAACGCCTTTTAGTGTTCCCGCAGAATATTATTACAATGCTTTGTCCGTCATGCTCGAAAGAGTAGAACAGGGCGAACAACTTTCAACATTCGCCGCGAATCTTGCAGAAAAGACGTTCAATCTGCGAAAACTTGCGAATGAACTTTATAATGAGTCCATCGCACAGGACGAACTAATAAAAGCAATCGTTATGTATAATGCACTAAAAGTTATGCAAAACAATGCAAAAGAGAACAGCGCGAAATATTACAGCGCAGAATATATGGCAAACTTGTTTTATTGTATGATTGATGAAATAAAGGAGGATAGAAAGAAGAAATAAAAAGAAGGGCGAAAGCCCTTCTTATATTTATATCATGGTTATAAAAATATAATTGTTATAAATAATAGTATGTTAGTCATAACTAACTGGCGGGTAAAAGTTAATACGTTCAACGTATTATCTCCCCTCCCTTCCCTTCCTGTTATATAACCCTTATTATATAACCCCTTCTATCTATCTGCCCCACTTAAAATTTGAAAGAGAACCAAAGTTATAGTATAATATTAGTATGAAAAGAGCGGAAGAAACAAAAGCAAAACCCGCCTTCTGCCTAAGAAAATAAACCTAACGTCTGTCATATGAAGGAGGGCGGCACTTTAGTATAGTAAAGTGGTAAAGTGATAAAGCATAACCTTTGCCCTACCATCACCTTTGTCACGCCATTGACACTTTCCAAAATGCCAATCTATTCAACCATACTCCAAATTTGAAAATACAAAAGCAGCTACGTTTAGTGAAAATTTGGGGCGGCAAAAGCAGCTACGTCGGGCGGTTTGGCGCCACCAAAAATTTTTCACCTTTGGATTGTCCACAAGCCAAGACCTCAGCTCATGTCATGTAAAAATTCCATCTTTTTTGTATGGAAAATTATAATAATTACCTATATAAAATCCACAACAAACAGGTGTATTTTTGGATCGATTGCAAATTTTGGCCCTTTCTGAGAAAGAAAAAAGCTATAAAAATTAACCGCTACTAAAGCTATACTCAAGCGACGCTGGAGGAATGACTAGTCCTTTTAGCACCGCCTTTTTATTTAGGCTGTTTTGGCTATAATAATTTTCCGATCAACATTTGTAATAAACTCATTTTTTCTCGAAAGACGACTTGCTACAATTTGTTCTTGTGGATAACTGACATTTTTCAACAGAATTACCTATGGAAAATGTATACTTTTCCACAAGTTCAGAAAGCAAAAGTCAAAAATTTGTAACAAACTTTTTCGCCGCCGAATAATTGCTAGCGGGAGTTTCCTCCGAACACATGACATGAAAAAGCTATACTCTTAAAGGCGCCGCGCATTTAGTATAAGAAACAACTACAACGCTAAATTACAAAACTAATTTATAATTTATATTTTTATAGTACTTCTTATATAACTGCTGTTATATAACGCTCAGCGGCCTACACCATAAAAGAAAAGAAGCAACACTTAGTTGCTTCTTCATTGCTTACTCTAGATCTAGTACCTCATCATCCCAACGCCGCATACAGCGCCAAGACTTAGCCGAAGTCTTCTGAGCTAGCTTCGTCATTGTCTCTAGCTGATACTCTACCGCTTCAGCACAATCAGTAAGCCACTTATAGTACTTCCTCAGTAGGCGGGCACGTGCCAAATCACAGCCTACTGCTTCATCAAATGTGTCTTCAGGCGCGCACTCAGCTCTACCTACAAACTGAGGTACACCAATACGTTGTAGTACTGCCTTTACTACTACAGTATAAGCAAAAGTTAGATCACGTTCTGCACGAGAAGCAGAAGAAGCTGCTTCCCGCACTAACTTTGCGCAAATGTAATTCTCCGCATCTTCTAGTGGAGTTAGAGGCTCCCCATCCTCATCCTCAAACACTAGCTTAGCAACACAAACACGCTTGGACTCATCAACAAAATACTGAATAGCCATACTGATTCCTTTCTGCGGCTCAGCCGCACCCACTATGTAGAACCTACCTCCAGCTGCCCTCAAGTAACAGTCCCCAGCTAATACTTACTGGAGGCGGGTTCCTTTTCTTACCTTACATATATAGTATAGCATAAGTTTGGGTTTTTGTCAAATTTTACAGCGAAGAAATTTTCAGAAGAATAAACGCTGTACTTTAGCAGACTAAAATGGCGCGGAAGAAAAAAGAAAATAATACATACAATAATGGCGCGACGCGCCTACAATACATATGTTCACTTTTATCAGGCTGTTATATAACTGTTGTAATATAACGCATACCTAGGGCGCTGGAGGACAAGATATCTTCCTTGAACGTCCCGCGCAAGCCGCCCGCTTGCGGGCGCCGCCGCGCGAAAATATATAAATTTCTGCTACCATACTCGCAATTTCATTTTATAATTGTAAAGTTGGTATCTATTGACAATTTCATTTTCACTATGCCCGAAACCCACCCCATACTCAAGTATAACCACAATTACCCGAATACTACCCCTATATAATTCTTTAGTACCTTCTACCTTATGTTACAGAAGGATACTACTCTTTCCGTTCTGTTCGGAAAAGTGGCACAGAATATATAATTATATATATAATAATTATATAATTTATATATAACTATATATAATTATATATATAATAATAAAAAATTTATATATTTTTTTATTATAATAAATTTTTATAATACATTTTGTTATAATTTTTATTACTTTTTATTATATTTTTTATACTAAAAATATTGTAAAAATTTAGAAAATTTATTATAATACTAAAAATCACTAAAAAATTTTATAATTCTAAAATTTTACTATATCAAAAATACTATGTAAATTTTTATGCTACTAT